ATGAAAACCATCGCTCGGCGTCTGAGCCCCTTCGCGATCCTGCTCCCGGCAAGCCTGTTGTCAGCCTGCGCCTCCCTAGGCAACGCCGGACTCGGCGGCTCCCAGCAGAACCCCACCAACCAGCTCCTGAACATGATCGATGAGGCTACCCGCGAAGGTATGTCCGTGGTGCTGGTACCGGCACTCATGCCCAACAAGAGCGTGACGGACCTCTCCAGCTACTCGCATCGGGTCATATTCAAGAACAAGGACGTGCCCGGGATCGCCTACATGCAGGCCTTTGCCAACAACGACCTGGAGAAGATCAAGGAAGCCGTCTATCTGTGGGACTTCCTCGAGGTCAACATCGTCCCGCCGGGAACCTACCTGCTGTCCGGAGGGATCGACTACAAGATCGACAGCACCCTTGCCCAGATCAAGGCGCCAAAGGGGCAGCCGGCTGCCAGCCCACTTGGTTCGGTGAACCTGTCCGCCGTGCTGTATCGCCGGTTCGTGAAGGAGAACTACTGGCGCGACGCCTCCTATGCAGACAAAACCTACACACAGAATGTCTGCAGCGCCGTGCACATGGCCTCCGGCCAATGCGTGGGCTGGACCGAGCAGCAATACAGCCAGCGGGAAATGGTCTCGGATGCCGGTTGGGCCGAAGGCACGAAGATCGAGGATGTCCCCTCCATCAAGCTGCAAGCGCAGATACCCGACGCCTATGCCCCGCTGTCCTTCACCATTCAGCCTGGGCAGATCCTGCTCAGCGATCGGTTCCACTTGAAGACCCCGGCCGTGAGCTATGACAGGAAGACCTGCAAGGCCGTGGACACGCAAAACATCAAGTGCGCCTTGCAGGATATCCAGGTCTTCATGAGGCCAGCGCCCATGGAGCTGACGAAAAGGTTCATCGATCGCGAGCAGCCAAGGCTGGATGAAACGGGCCGCCAGGTGCTCGCGCGCATCCAGCCGATGAAAACCGAGATACTCGGCGAAGCAGGCATGGAAGACCTGACCTGGGGCCTGCCGGTTTCCTTGAAACGCAAGGCAAGATGAAACGGGCCCTCCGCCGAGCGCCTTCCGCTCGCGGTCGCCACAACGGTTGATCGATAGAGGCCCGGAAGGCAGGCGGCAGGACAGACCGGCTCGGCTGGTCATGTTCGATGACGACCAGCCGATGACCGACCCAGACCGGATCTTGCGTCCAGATAAAAGCCGCGCACGGGGCTGGATTGCAGGCAACGGCCGAAAACGTGACAGGTGCTGGGGTACTCCTCGGACACTCCGGGAAAGTAGTAATTACGGAGCGGCTTATCGGGAGAGGGAGGCGGTTGCGAGGCCGTAAAAGTATGAAAGCGTTATGGGGGCACCCCAAGGAACTTGCTTCAGCAATACCGGACAGGAAAGAAAAAAGCCCCGTAACTCGTTGAGCTACGGGGCTTTCCTGTTGGAGGCTGAGGTCGGAATCGAACCGGCGTTCACGGATTTGCAATCCGAAGTAAAACCCAACAATTTCAAATGGTTAACGGTGGATAATTTCCGCATCATAGCCGTATTCGTGTCTCTGGAGGCCGCTGATTAGTTGGAGGGAGAGCATAGATGCGGAAATGATTTCAGCCCCTTCCATGGCATTCCCATGCGCCACTCTCCGCTCGTCGGCCGCCCTCGAATACTGGATATTCATACAGCATAATTTCCGGCCAACCCGACTGCCGGAGATTTCCATGTCCTACTCCGACCCCAGGCATTGCCACCACCAGCGCGTCACCCAATGGCTCGCCGCGATACGGCAGCATGCCGCCTGGCTGTACGCCGCGGATGAGCAGTACCTGTACCTGGTGGGCGAGGCAAACGAACTCTACCAGTGCGGAATCGTGGGCCTGCAGGACCGCCACGACATGGTCACCGACGCCTTGGGGATGTACGGATGGGCGATCGAGCACGGCATCACGCGCGAGACGCACTACTGCTCTGACTGCTGCTACGACGTGCTCGACGGCGTCGTCGTCGTCGGGAGCGTGGACGACGAGGGCATCTACCACGGGCCCGCACCCGCACGACAGCGGCTGGGCTACCTCGGCCGGGATCCCCTGGACGGGATAACATACTTGCGCCTGGGCCAGGCGCTTGAGCGCGCCGGCGTTGTGCGCGGTCTGGAGATCGAACTCGACGCCGGCGGCACGCTGCAACTCGCCGAGCAGATCCCTGATGACTTCCGGCCATGGCGGTGGGCCTGACTTTCAGCGCTCCGCTTCGTAAGCAGCAACGCCTGATCCGACGGCAATCCAGCCATCCGGCGAGTGCGCGGTCTCGCAGATCGATACGTCCACCGTCTGGCCTTCCTTGGGCTCGGCTGGAAGGATCGCCGCAGTGCGCCGCAGGTCGTTCGAAGACGGCGCGAAAGTGCTTTCAGAGCAGTGGAATGCCCATATCCCGTGTTTGCCGGAACTGCCTATCTGGCGGTCCAACTTCAGGGTCCACTTGCTTTTCAGCCGAATCACCAGCATTTCATGGCCTCAATGGAAAGCGACTAGTGTACGCCCAAAAAAAGCCGGCCAGTTGGCCGGCATGACAGGCTACATCCCGACGAACAAACCGCCCAGGGCGGCAGGCTCCCAGTTCATGATCACCAACTCGCCAGTGACCTCGGCCGAGCCTTGTCGTTGGTTGGTGTTGCTGTAGCGGATATCCAGGCGCTCAATATGGAAGCCTTCGAACACCCGGCGGATATCTGGATGGTCATTGATGCTGACCATTACCTTCCCCTTGCAGCGGCGCATGAAGTCGGCCATCCGCTCGTACTCTTCGAACGGGAAGTCCACGCCGTAGCCCTCGGTCTGCCAGTACGGCGGGTCCATGTAATGAAAGGTGTGCGGGCGATCGTAGCGCTCAACGCACTCAAGCCACGGCAGATTCTCAACATAGGTTCCCGCCAGCCGCTGCCATGCAGCTGACAGGTTTTCCTCGATGCGCAGGAGGTTGACGGCCGGGCCTGTTGTCGCGGTGCCGAACGTTTGCCCGCTGACCTTACCGCCGAAAGCATGGTGCTGCAGGTAGAAGAAACGAGCGGCCCTCTGAATGTCGGTCAACGTCTCTGGTCGTGTCATCTTCTGCCACTCGAATACCTGACGCGACGAGATCGCCCACTTGAACTGGCGCACGAACTCCTCGAGGTGATGCTTCACCACCCGATAGAGGCACACGACATCGCCGTTCAAGTCGTTCAGCACCTCAGTCTGAGCAGGAACTGGACGCAGAAAATACAACGCCGCACCACCGGCGAAGGCCTCGACATAGCATTCATGGGGCGGGAAGAGAGGGATGAGACGGTCGGCAAGGCGCCGCTTTCCGCCCATCCAGGGGAAAACAGGACTGGTCATATTGCAAGCCTTTACTGTATGAATAAACAGGTGTTAGGCTCCGCTCGCTTCGTGCACGAGGCAGGAGCCTGGGCTGGGCTTGCAGGGTAGGTCTGCAGGTTCAGCGACCGCGACGATGTGACAGCACCGTTGCGGCCGCTCCTTCTATTTGCACGCCGCCACGGCGGCCTTCAGTTCCTCCTCGTATCCGATCCTCTGCCGGCGTTCCGCAAGCAACGCGCGCACCTTCACTTGCAGGTCGTCGTCTCTCCGCAGCCCCGCCGTGGCCCACGCCGGCTCTGCTATATCAGGTGCACGACACGGCACCTCAATAGGCACTTCCACGCGCACCGGTCGCGGCTCAGGCTCGACTTGGCCTGCGCATCCCGCCAGCGCAACCATCACCAGCATTAGCACCACCCTCATAGACCCAGCTCCTGATCAATGACCGCATCGGCAGCCGCGCACTGCTCGCCGGCGGTCCGCTGGCTCAGCAGGTGTTGTGCCGCGGCATACTGCTCCGCGGCCTGCTGCCGTCCCCGATCCACAGCCTGCGCGGCATCCCGGGCGCGCTGCTCGCCGGCCACGCGCAGCGCGGCAATCTGCCCGCCCTGCTCCACTACTGCGGCCTCCAGGCTCCCACGAGCGGAACGGCAGGCAGCCAGATCCGCGCTCGCGGCATCCAACTGCGGCCGGTAGTGCCGCGCGCCGAGCCAGACACCGCCGGCGGCGCCGAGGCCGACCAGTAGCAGGCAGCCCAGCGCGACCGAGACAACACGGGACGAGATCACGACAGCACCGCCTTGGCCCGCTCCCACAGCGCCAGGCGCTCCGCCTGGCCGTTGAGCCCACCGTTGATCCGGCGGGTGATGGCGGCGAACTCGCCGCGGTCGGCCAACTCGTTGAGGCCGTGGGTCGACCACCACCAGGCCGCCGAGATCGCCGCCCACTCCGGTTGCTCGAGAAGCTCGGGTTCCTGCTCCAGCGGCTGGCCCAGCCCGGCGCCGGCGGCGCGGTAGTTCGCCCGGCCGGTGATCTGCAGCAGCCCGCGCCCGCGGTAGCACCAGCCATCGCCGGACGCCTCGTCGCCATTGCCGTTGCGCGAGGCGTAGGCGTTGTTGGCGATGGCTCGGGGGTTGCGCGCCAGGCGCTGCGCCAGGGCGTTGGGCTGGCCGTCGGCGCCGAGGTACCGGCTCGGCCAGGTCGCAGCCAGGCCGCGGGCGCTGTAGTTGAGGTTCTCCACCAGCCGGGTCAACTGGGCGCTTTCGTGGCCAACCTGGGCAAGGAACGCCGCCGCGCGCACAGGCGACGTGATACCGAAGCGGGTCATTCCGCGGTTCAGCGCACCAACAAAAACGCCGGCTCGAGGGCCGGCGTTCGGGAGGATTTGCAGCAGTTGCTGCTCAGTGATAGGCATTCTGATCTCCAGGCACAAAAAAGCCCGCAAGAGTGCGGGCTGATCACACAGTCTCGGGCTGCATCTCGGGAGGTGCCGGCATCGACAATCGGACATCAATCCAACTGTTGAGCGGGACATCCAGTGGGGCGCCCTTCCCGAGCACCATTTCGCCGTCGTCACTGAGTGTCCAGCGCTGTTTGAAGAGCCGGATGGTGACCGTCCCATTCTCAGCCTGTTCGCTATCGGTGATGCCGAGCGGGCGACCGCCGTCGGGAGACGCAGGATCGATCACGCGCCAGCCCTCTTTCGCAAGGCCCAGGCAGCCAGATATCTGGTAGACGCCGACATCGAGGCGTTGGACGGTAACGCCGAGGGCCTCTGCATTAGCTACACCCCACGCGCCAGCAGGCTCGAAATCCAGTTCATTGAGATCGGGTCTCAAGCTCGCAGCAACGTTGGCGATACGCACGACCGGCGATGCCGCACGAAGCGTCCCGTCGGTTGCTCTCGTCGTGTTTCCCGAGTGATAAAACAGGACCCACGGCCCAGGATTGCCCCCTCCGTCGAAATGTCGGCAGCCAACCCAGGGATTCGTCGTGCTGGGCCGTGGCGTGATCGCGATCTGCTGTACGTAGTTGCCGCCGAGCGTATTCACGAGCAACGAGCCCGCTGAGTCGCCGTACGGCGCACCGGAGGCGCCGACGGGATAGCGATAGAAACCCGGCCGGAAAGTCGAGTCGGGAGATCCGGAAGGACCGCCGTTCGGGCTACCCAGCCCGAAGGCACCGACGGTCATCACGTTCCCATCAGCGGTACCGACATTAGCCATCGCGGCAGTTCCTAACTCAAGATTCGATCGAGCGCCTGCGGCAGTAGTCGCACCTGTCCCCCCGTTTGAAATTGGGCGAACTCCATTGACCCCATCACGCCCATAAATTTCTGTGAAGTTCTCGTTACACTTTCCGAAGGCGGTCTTCGCTGGGTCACCTATATAGCTACCATTATTAGTTGTCGTATCGATAATTTTCTGAGCCATGAACTACTCCTAGTTCCGTATCACGCAATCACAATTAAAGGCCAATTGAACGGACGATTCGTTTCGTCTGGCACAAGAGCAGACGCGAAAATAGTGGTTCTAGAACTATAGAGAAATCCGACCCGAGGGGACTCAAGAGTGAACCATGGCTTTAGGTTGAAATGGCTCACCATATAGTACGTCGATGCTTCATAGGGATATGGCATCGCCCATGTTTGTAGCCGCATCCCCCCTGGCCAATTCGGGTTGAATGCATACTTGCTCCACGTTTGCGCCCCACCTACGAAGCGAACGATCTCACGATTGCTATCGAACATCACACGTGACTGACCATCGAATACTTGAAGTCCCCAACCACCGGTACGAGGAAGCATCACGGCGGCCGCCTTCCACTGCCCTCCATATACCGGCGGTTCAGTGTCCCGGAAAATAGACTGATAAAACGCGAAGCCAGTCCACGCTCCGGGCCCTCCCAGATGACGGAACTGATATATCTGGTGAGGCCCGTTCGGCCTAACATACACATACGGCTCATAGGGCGAATTTATGGGGGTCGAATAGCTGATAACAAGTTCCGTTGCTCCCTGCACCCCATAAGTCCCCGACTCCACAATATGCATGCATGGATTTACATCGTCGATGATTGTCTGCCCGCTATTACCGCGAATGAGAGCTCCGTAACTCATGAGAACATCACCGCATGCAGAACATAGGTTGTATTCGAAGAACCGCTCATTTCAAACATGATGACGTTACCAGCGATGCGGTACGGCGGGACAAATCCGGATGGATTTCCGTTAGCAATGAAGAACACTACGCCGCGAGCGGGATCAAACCCTGGAACAGTTACTGACATTCCAGTTGTGATCGCTCCGATGGATTGCCGATAGATAGTTCGCGCCGACTGTCCGGTGAGATCCATGATGATCCCACCGGCGGCGTTTAGAATCCGGAGACCGTAGGTCATGCGTCGAGATTCCCGATCTGTACCCGCAACACGAGGTTCGCGTCGTAGACCTTGACGGCCTCCGCCGTCTGCCTCATGAAGCCCCCGGATGTCGCGCTGTTCATCGTCAAACTCCCTGCTTTATCAAGCTTCCACAGCGGCTCGCCGTTGGCACCGAGTGCGGTCGACTGAATCACGTTGCCGATCATCGCGTTGGTGATCCAGCCAGTTCCTATCAGCGCCTGACTGATGAAGGTCTGCCCGTTCTGTATCACAAACGGAGCAGTCAACTGTCCGTTGGCGGTATTCACGACTGCAAAGCGATTCACATCAACAAGGAACTGCGACTGGAAGACACCAGCCTCGTTTTCGATACCCAAACCGATGCCAGCCGCAACGTACTGACCGCCTGCCGTGACCTGCATCTTCACCGCCCACATCGCTGACAGTTGGCCATCGGTGCTGGTTTGCGCTTGGCTGACCTGTTGGATGGCAGCAGTGTTGCTTCCGACAGTAGCGCTGAGCGCCTGAATATTCGAAGCCAGGGCGTTATCGGCGGAGGCGCGCGCCTGTTGTTCCGTAACGATGGCTGCTGCGTTTGCGTCAACCGAAACCTTCACAGAGTCCACGCGGATTGCAGTTGCAAGGTCGGCGTCGGCCGAGACCGACTGAACCGTTACCGTTCCCGCATAGACATTGCTATCTCCGGCGCCCCAGTCCGTATCTCCGGCAGCATCGGGTGTCACCTGGGCGACCAGGCCGTTAATGCTCTCTGCCTGCGCAGTAAGCTTGCCGTCGATCAGACCGATGTTGGTGGTGTTCTGTTCGACCCGAGCAGCCAGAGCGCCCACCTCTGCCGAGATCTGGCCGATGTCAGTCCAGTATGCTTCGCTCGGCGGTGCGATGTTGCCAGAGGTATTGCTGCTCCACTGGTAGAGGCGACCATTGTGATAGACAACATCCCCTTTCGAGTAGATTTTTGCCGGGTCATACGCGGTCGAGTTGTTGAGCAGATCGGTAACCTTCTCGCTCAAATCATCGATCTCGCCGATTTTGTCCTTCAGCCCTTGGTTCAGCGCACTTTCGCTGATGCGATCAGAAAAATACCGGTCGTATTCCGTCTGGTCGCTGCTTGATTGGCCATTGGTCCCAGCGCCAGCCGGATACCACGCCCCTATGTTGCCAGTGCGATCTATCAAGCGTGCCCAGAAGAAGAACGACACACCAGCCGCCAGCCCCTGCATTTCATGGGCCGCCTGTGGGAAAGCGAAGTCGCCCAGTTTCTTCGCCTGCTCTCGATCAGTGGTGGTGCCGTACCATATTTCCGTGCGCTGGGTATCCTCGGCGCCAGCAGGGAAGCCCCACTCCAGACCGATGCCGAACACCCGAGATTGCGTGCGGAGATAGGCAACCGCCGGCGGCGCGCCGGTCTTGCCGCTGAGTTGGGTCAGGATCGAGCTCTTCCAGACCGACGTGATGTCGAAGGCCGACACCGCGCGCACCCGCGCCAGATAGCCACCTGCGTAGATGCCGGTCACATCGACGCTGGTCGTGCCGGCACGCGGCAGGCGGATCCAGTTGCCGCTATCCTTCTTCCACTCGACGTCGTATGCCACCGCCCCTTCTACAGCAGGCCAGGCGATGGTCATCGTGCTGACCGCCAACCCCTGATCGAACTGGTAGTGCGAGGTCAGCGTGACGCTCGCCGGCGGCGCCACGGTGGTGATCGGGATAACGCTGATCGGCCGGCTCTCCAACTTTGCACCAGTGTCGATCGCTGAGAACTTCCCGGGCTCGTACTGCAGAGCGGTGATCTCGAAGACACCCCGCTCCGGCTGGCTGACTTTCATCACACGGTAGAGCGGCACCGCCAGGTCGTCGGCGTCGAGGGTCCAGACCAGTTCCGGTAGCGGGGTCTCGCTGTAGGCTGTCGTCACGGTCACCGCGCGCCCGGCAACCGACTGCACGGTTCGCGCCTCAGCCTTACCGCTGGGCAGGTTCAGGAGCAGCCGGTCGCCAGCCTTTGCCTGGGTATCGCGATCCAAGGTGATCACTCGGCCAGCAACCGCAGAAACCCGCCCCCCAATCTCCCGTCCAGCCAGCAGCGCGTCAGCCACCGGAATCACCCATCCCGGCAGCGGAATCGCCCCGTCCATACCGGTACGGAACGTTACCGTGCGATCCTGGCTGTTGGTCAGGATCGCCCATTTTCCGCGCCGCTGGGCCTCACTCTCGCGGGTGCAGCCGATGGCTGCCACCTCGACCGGGTTGTCGCCGTAACGCCGCTGCAGGCGCTTATCGGTGGCCACAGCCACGTCGGTGTCGTAGTTGTTCGCCGGATTGTCGTAGCTGACCAAGGCGCGGCTGTAGCGAGTACGCTCACTGGCCGAGCCGTAGCTGAAGCGGCCGTCGATGACATTGGCCCGGGTGTAGGCGAAATCGACGTCGGTGGCGCGCGGGATATCCGCCTGTATCTTCAGTTGGCCCTGGGCCCAGTACGCCATGCCGCGGTAGATAGCGGTGAGGTCGCGCAGCAGCTCCCAGGCCCCGGCGCGGCTTTGCAGGTTCAAGTTGCAGGTGTGTCGCGGCTCCTGGCCACCCTTCCCATCCGGCACCAACTGATCGCAGTACTGGGATATCCGGTACATCTCCCAGCGATCGACCATCCAGGCCTTGATGCGTTTACCCACACCGAAACGATCGTTGGTCACGATGTCGTAGGTGTGCCAGACCGGGTTGTCGGTCCAGGCCTGTTTCATCGTGCCGTCCCAGATGCCGAGGTAGGCCCGGGCCTCCGGATCGTAATTGCTCGGCACTTGAACCTTCCGCCCGCGGCAGTCGACTGTGACAGCCGGAATGTTGCTGAACTGCTCTGCGCTGAACTCGACGTACAGCAGGGCCGTGTTCGGGTAGCGCAGCTTCGCGTCGATCACCTCGGTGTAGCCGGCGATCAGCATGGTGTCGGCGATACGGTTATTGTTCTGGTTCGGCGTCAGGCGCCGCACGCGCAACTGCCAGCCACTGGTGGCCGCCGGCAGGTCGATTCGGCGGGAGCGCTCGTAGCGGGTGGTGGTCTTGCCATCGACGGCCTCGCGCAGCACCTCCTGGTAGGCGCCGCCGTCGGTGGCCAGATCTACGGCGTATTCGATCCGGTACCCGCCGATGTTGCCGTTGGTGTCCTGCTGCTGGAGCGCTGGCCAGGCGAGGCGCAGGCGCACTGCGGAAAGTTGGGTATTGCTCAGCGAGCGCACCCAGGGCGTATCGCTGCGCAACTCGACGTTGACGCTGGTTTCATTCTCAACGGCAGGGATGCCCGGGATGTAGTCCTGGTCCACCGACCCCGCGCGCCACTCCCACTTAACGTTGGGGAAGTTCAGGTTACCGCTCGGGTCCATCAGCGGGGTGTTGTCGAGGTAGATATCGCGCTCGCTCGGAACGCCGGCGAACTCGCCCTCGCCCACGGCGAGCAGAATCTTGGCCATCGCGACCGAGCGCAGGCTGTCGGGTGCCTCGACCGGCTGTTTCGGCTTGCTACTGCCGCCCTTGCGGCCGGCCAGGTGCTGGTGAACTGCGCCCATGCTTTCCTCCGGGCATGAAAAAGCCCGCACTAGGCGGGCTTTTTCAATAAGACTTTGTATTACTGGGAATTTTTCTGAATTTGCTGGGATGCCTTGATCTGCTCAAGCAGTTGCTTATTCTCAAACGACTGTTGCCGAACCTCTTGCAGCAACTGGGACGTGTCTCGCCCTGAGTCGAAGCTGGCAACACCATAAGCCATCACACCAATCACGATACCAACGATAGCAATCACAGACACAACGGAATTGATGATGATCGTACCCTTGATGCCCCGCACCCCCGCCAGGTCACGGTCAAGCAGTTGAAGGGTGTGGTTCATTTCGCCCAGACCATCCGCTACACGCCCTTCAAACTCCTTCAGACGCGCATCTACCTTGAGCTCTTGGTTCTCAAGGTGGGCTTTCAGTTCGTCACGATTCAGATCACTCATAGGATCACTATACACCGACTTTTCGGTGCCTGCTTTCTGTTCAGGACGGCCAAGTACTCTCTTGCGATTTTGAGCACGATGCTCCCTGATCTTTGCTCTCTCAACAACCCGCTTTTTTGCTAGAAGCCTTAACTGTTCTCGCTCCACTTCTCGAACATATGCGTCCAGGCCAGCCTCCAAATCAATTGCGTAGTCTCCAGCCCCCGACCCAACATCCCCAACTTTGATTTGACTTAAGACTAGCTCAGCTGATTCAAGCTCACCCACGGCAGCATTAGACTTAACCACTTTAAGCTGAGGAGTTTGCTTAAACTTAACCATGAGAGATGCCCTCAGACTCTTTCTTTGAGCTCAGCCAACGCTCAACTCCTTGCAGAGACGTCTGGACCACAACAGAACACTTAACACAGGTAAGAATAGCAACAGGTATAAAGTACCTATTACCACTCATTGGGAGCATGTATACAAGAACTAAAGACTCTTCCTCCAGTTCTGCACCGCTTCCTGTCATGCCGGCTTCATTATGAATCTCCCAAGATTCATTACCGCAATGAGGGCATCTGTAGTTAGAGCCGCGTGTATCCCTCAGAAACTCTACAAACTGCTTCGAAGTGATCTGTGGCTTGACGACCTCTCCTTCGGTCACAACTGACTCCCTAGCTTTTATCTTCTGCATAAATGGACGCACTGATAATAGCCCCACCCCAGCGCCTTTTGCCATAGCAGATCGGTACCGGGTTCCCGCTGGCGGTGGTGTTTCTGGCGCTGCCGAAGGCGTAGCTGGGAAGATTCTCCGGCGCCGCGCTCTGCTTCAGGCCCTGGGCTTGGGGGCTGAGCATTTGGATGACGCCGCCGATCGCCATCGCCACACCGGCTGTCCCCATAGCCCCCGTCAGACCACCGGCAGCGGCGAAACCACCAGGGCCGGCCATGATGGTCGCCGCCACGATAAGGGCAACACCCACAATCGTCTGCACCAACCCGCCACGCTTCCGGCCACGCATGACCGGAGCAATGCGAATTTCCTCGGCGCCCCCGAACTGCAGCTCATCCTGGGAAATGTTCCGTTTCCCACGGAATACAGCGAACTCCATACCTCGCAGGTGGGCATTGGCGAGGAAGCGCTCGAGGCCTGGAATCTGCACGCACAAGGCCTTGATCGCTTCAGCAGTCGACCCGACGAGCATACGGTACTCCCGGCCGAACTGCCGGAGCGCGCCGTAGAGCTTGATGGTGGTCATCGGAGTGTGGTGCGCTGCGGTGGTCATGTTTTTCTCCAGGTAACAAAAAACCGCCCGGAGGCGGTTCTGCACTGAAATCGATAAACAGCGGGGATATCTACTTCTTCTCTATCCAGTCCAGTTTTCCATGCATATAGTGGACTGCGCTAAGCCTTCTTTTCACCGAGTCTGCCTTTTTCTTCTCCGCGTATGGCCCGACCACAATTGTCGATTCAGCGCTGGAGAATATTGGCAACTGAAGCTCTTCGAGCTTCGCAAGATGCCCATCAAACTCCTCTCCGGGCTTACCTGCGATATTCACTGTCCACCCATGAGTTAGAGGAGGCGGCCCCTCGGGAGCCGGGGTCGCTTCCACGTCCGCGCCGCAGAATCGACACTTGACGGCGGCACACTTAATAGTTTCTGCGCAATACGGACATGGCCGAGAGTCAAAGGCAACTGCAGGCGTCGGCGTAAGCACCTTCCTTTTTCCAAGCACTACAAGCAGTACGCCAATAATGAGTGCAATGCCAGCAATGATTGTTCTCTGTTCTCTGGCAGCAATGAGGCCTATGTTGTTCACTCGATCGCCAGACATGGTGCCAACAGTAGTGTCCATGGCGAGCGCGCTGATGAGCAGCACGGCCCCAACCACCAGCGCAAGAATTCCCAGGATGCGCATCCATTGCTCTCCGCAGCGACTTTGGAAAGGGACGGACTCTACCATCACCACGCCAGCACGAGAACCCGGCACACAGCTGGACTCAAGCGGACAAGGAGCGTTCTCGATAACGCAGTACCAGACGCATCCTGCCGTACCGCTGGGTCTACCTCAGTCGTTTCAAGGCTGGATAGAATCACAGTGCCACCAGAAACTCAGGTCCCGTAATCTTGAACAGCCTCGTCAAAACAGACCACGAGGCCGCAATGGATATCTGCCACAGCTACAAGGAGCATTTTATGGCCGAAAAGTCGTATCTAACTGGGAAGTGGGCAATTTTCAAGAGCAGAGCCTCGACGGAGGTGCTTGGTTATATCGTGGATGGCATTGGACAAACGACGGTGCCTGGACAGCCACCCTTCAGCATTATTGACTCTGTGCTCTTTGCCCCTGACGGCACCAGGCTCGGCTATCTGGCTCCATTGGAAGGAAGCTGGGTGGTGAACCTGGGCGACTATGAGATAGGACACGTACTGCGTGCCCTGCCGTAAGACACCGGAAGGTATTCACCTGACAATGGAGATCACATGATCATTAGAAGTCTCGTCCACAATCTGCCTAAAGACCCGAGCAATCCCGGCTGGGTTCCAGGCTGGGCGGTTGCCCAGAGCGCACCTTGGAGATTCATGGATATTTATGCGTCCAAGGAAGCAGTGGACGCTGAGGCGTTACTGCACGGCGAAGGCTTCGGCGTCGAATACGGCTCGCACGAGGTGGGCACTGACAACTTTGTCGGCGGACTCACGCCGCCGAGCTGATCGCTTCAAAGGTGATACGCCCTGGACCAGAAACCAGTCGTGCGGTGAGCCCAGGCTTCCCGGAATAGCTACGACGATACCCAGCGCTACCTGGACTCGTCATGCCGGCGAATCTCAATCGGTCGATTTCATCCTGATCGTCGAGGATTGCCACGAACGCCTCGCCGCCGCACCGCACGCCATCGCGCACCGTAAAAAGGTCATGGATGGTTAGCAAATAGCGCTGCTGCATACTCTCCTCCCGCGGCACAGCCGCTTCATTTCGCGTGCCAGTGCCGCAGCACCAAGCGCATCCGGTCGAGCCACGGCCCACCGAACACGATGATTTCGCTGGGCTTGCCGTACAGGTGGTGCAACAGGAACGGCCCGGCGCCGAAGTGTTGCATATCCTCGCCAGGTAGTGATGGATCGTCCGCCAGGTAGATTCCGGCGTGGTTCGGGTGCGCGGTGCGCCCCACCGCCATCACGATCATGTCGCCGCGCTGCGGCCGGTCCACCCGGATGAAGCCAGCAGCCTCGAACCGCTGTTCGTAGAGGCTTGGACCGTCTGCCCGCTCCCACCAGCCATCGGCACGCTCGAAGTGCGGGAACTCGATGCCCCACTCCCTCTGGTACCAGTCGGCGCAGACCTGCCAGCAGTCCTGCACCCCATGCACGAACGCGCGCCCGAGCAGCGGCACCTGATCGACGGGCTCGATGGTACGCAGGTCGCCCTCCGGCCAGCTCAGGATGTGCCAAGTCAGACCCGATGCGTTGCACATAGCGACGTCTGCGGCACTTGGTCGGCTGGTGGCGTCGGGGTGGCTGTGCACCACGGCGACGATCTCTCCCTGGTCCTCTGCCTCTGCATACGCCTCCGGCGCGATGCGGAACTCCTCGCCGGCGTCGGTAGCGGTGTTTTCGCAGGGAACGTATCGCTGGCTCCGGCCAGAACGGATGATCAGTCCGCAGCACTCGCGCGGATACTCTGCCGCAGCCTGCTTCTGCACGGCAGACAGGATGTGCTTGAGCATGGTCAGCTCCTGGCGATGATCGAGACGGCAGGGAAGCCGCCGAAGGGCAGTTGGTTGCCTTCACCGAAGCGCGGGATGCAACCGGTGCCCAGGCAGCCATCACACTCGTCCCGGGCTGGGTCATCGGTGGGGTTGCCGTCGATGTCGAAGTACGGGCCGGTGTAGCCGCAGTCGGGTCCGCGGTACCCGCCCGTCATCGCCCAGTGGCACAGGGTGGTCATCTGCCGGCCGACCTGCTCGCCGCCAACGTCGCCTGGCGAGGCCAGTTCCCAGGCCACGTACTGGCCGTCCTCGCTGGTTTTCTGGTCCAAGTACCAGATCTCGACGATCTCCTGGGAGGGATCAGCGTCGGGATTGCCGCCTGGGAAGTTCGCCGCGTCCAGATATTTCGCAAGCGTCGTCCGGATGGTGAGGCGGAACTGGAGCAGGTCCTCGAACGCCAGGCAGAGCGCCGTAATCCGGCCATTGACGTTGCCGGCGGTGAAGCTCGGCCGCGCCGCAGTACCATCGCTGTTGGCCTCGATGCCCTCGATCTGCACCGGCCAGGCCGCGTATTCGTGGCCCTGCCACCAGATCGATTTCGCCGGCAACTGGTCGGCGTTGGCGCCGGCAGCGGCCAGTTCCTGCGGACTGTGCGGGATAGCGTGTCCGTGGAACCGGACCACGTCGGCGCCGAAGTCGCTGCCGTCGAGTTCGAACAGCACGACCTCGCTGCCGGGCTCCAGCTTCTGGATATCGGTGATCAGTGTCATGGATGGAATGCCTGTTCAAAGGTCGCGGTCAGCCGGTAGACCCGGCCGCCGAGGTTGACGGGCCGGTAGCCCGCACAGGTGTAGAAGCCCAGGCCACCCAGGGGCGGCGTCCAGAGGAACGCCCGGGCTCCAGCGTGGCGGTCCAGGAAGTCCATCGCGGCCTTGATAGTCGCCGCCGGCCCGGTGATGGACACAGGCCAGATCTGGGACTTGCTGTTCAGGCCTTCGCTCACCAACTGCTTGTAGCCGTCACCGAATTGCGCGGACCTGGTGGCGAAGGTGATGTCGCCCTCGCCACCGCTCTCGGTGGCCCAGGTGAAGGTTTCGATTGCCATGTGCTCTACCCGTTGATGGCGCGGCCGATCGCACCGTCACGCCGCAGATCACGCGCCAGGAGTTGTCGGTACTTCTGCTCGACGAATGTCCCGATGTCGCGACCGAACTGGTCCAGGCCAGGCTGGCTGCTGGAGACGTTGGCCGAACCATCCGAGGCAATGTTCACCTCGACGTTGATCTGCGAGCTACCGCCGCCCATAGCGCGCACACCGAGGGCCCCGGACGAGGTTCTGGTCAGCGGCATCACGGCCTCTGGCCCCGCTTCGCCCATCACACCCATACGGCCGCCGCTCATGCCGAACGCGGTTGGCGTGCTGACCACGCTGTTGGTGAATGCCCCGCCAGTGGCGAACATCTGCACCCCGCCGGCGAACGCACCACCGTTGGCGAACAGCCCGCTGTTGCTCACCAGGTTGTCGACACCAGACTGCGCGGCAGCGTTTCCACCGCCGAAGAATCCGCCGAAGAGGGACGAAAGGGCCTGCGAGGCAGCGGCGCGCGTTGCAATCCGCGCCATGTCGGCCAGGATGCTCTTGGCGAAGTCGGAGAACGACAACTTGCCGGTCGTGGCGAAGGTAGCGACTGCATCCTCCATGGCGCGGAAGGCGTTGGTGAACAGATCATGCGTCTGCCCAGCAACATTCCTGGCGCTTTCGAGATAGTCGTTCCAGGCTCCGCTCGCTCCGTTGCTCCAGTCTGACTGGGCAGCGGTCATCTGGTCGTAGTTGCTGACCACGGTGTCTCGCAGGTGCTGATGCGCCTTTCTGAGCGCAGCCAGACGTTTCTCGTACTCCTCGTCCGACATTTGCCGACTGGGATCGGAGCGCTGGTTCTCCAGGTCCATCAGTTGCTGGTTGTAGCGGTCGTCGAGACTGTTCAACTGCTCGAAGCGGGACCGCTCTCGTCCGCCCATGCTGACACCCGCCGCAGCGCGCTCGCCCTCCAGGCGCAACGCATCGACCTGCGCCTGCAGCGCCTGCGTATAGCGCTGCACCGACTGCTCCTGTCGCCGTAGCCGCCCCTGCTCGCTGAGTTCGATCTGGTTGAGCTGTGAATCGGCGTCCTGCTGCGCCTTGACCAGCGCCGTCCTAGCGTCGGCGATCTTCTGGTCGAGTTGGATTCGCTGAGCAGCCGAGGTTCCTTGCTTCGCCTTGGCAGCCTCTAGCGCTGCGATCTCACGCTCGTAGGCATGGGTTACCTCATCCCGCTCCTGCTGGATGATCGAGATCCGCTGCTGCGCGTAGCTTTCCGCGCTGATCACGCCTGCGCGTTGGGACGCCTCCAGTTCCTTTTGCGCATTACGGTAGGTCGCGGTGATCTCGGCCAAGCTGTTCTTCGCGGCGTTGGCCGCGCGTAGGTCCACCGAACCGGCGGAGCCCTTCTGGTCCTTCAGGCGCTCCTCAATCCCCTTGCGCAGTTGGTCGTACGCACCGCCAGAGAAAGAACGCCCATCGTACTGAACCCCCTCGAGCAGAGGGCTCCTCTTACCAAGCCGTTCCGATGATTTCAGCAGCTCAAGAAACTGCGCATTGAGCTCGCGAATGGCTGCTGCCCGCTTCTTCGCAGGCGATACGTTATCAAGCTGAGCATTCAGGTCCTTGCTGGCCTGGATGAAGCTATCTTGGTCCTCTTGACCTTCTGCCTGAGCCCGTCGCCCCTCCTCACGGACGCTGATCCGCTTCTGAAGCAAGGCAATCTCTTTTTCGAGGAACTCAATGTTCTTCCGGTTCAGCGTGGAATCCGGGAGCTTCCGTGAGTCCTCCAGTTGGCCCTGCAAAACCTGAAGCTTGAATGTCTCAGGGTCTGCAGCGGTCCGGCTTTTAAGTTCCTGCCAATACCGTTTTACAGCTTTCGTCGCATCGTCCCAGGCTTTTACGATTCCGCGGGTCGACGCCTCAATCTCTCGGTTTCGAGCGCTCATCTCCGAGGCCAGCGTCCCTGCAAGCAGCTTCAGGGCATCCATTGAACGTCCCTGCCGCTCCAGAGCTTCGATTTGAGCGAAGGTGTCGACGTTCATGAAGTGGTACTGGCGGTTGTATTCAGCCGCCAAGTCCGCAACCTTACCCTTGGCACCCGCCAGTTCAGTTGCGATGTCCCCAGCGCTCCGCCCGGTTACGGCAGACATCTCCGTAGCCGCGCGCGCGACATCCTCGAAAGCGCTTCCTACTTGCCGCCCTGACCGAACCAGCGCCAGAAGAGCCTCAGATGCCTCTGAGAAGTTTCCGCTTTTGCCAAGTCGGCCGAGCATGTCGGTCAGTTGCTGAGCTGTCAGTCCAGAGGCATTGCCGGTGCTGATGATCGCCTTGTTGAAATCATCAGCTTGGCGCTGTCCAGCAAGATAAGCGACGCTCAAGCCACCGATCGCCGCTGCCAGCAACCCAATTGGTGCCAAGACACCAACCACGCCAGACGCGGCGCCGCCGGCGTTCACACCGATCTCGGCGATGTTGTGGGCGGCGACCCGCCAGTTACCGGTGGAGAGGGCGTTACCCAACTGCAGCACGTTCTCGCGCGCTTCCTTGCTGGTCAGCCCGAGCTTGTTGATCGCGCCGCCGGTCCCTTCGATGTCCCGCCGCTTCGCCGCGATCTTCTCCAGGCCGGCGGCCAATCCGGCGTCATCCAGCCCGCCGGCGGCGCGCAGCCCACGCAACGCGGCTTCCTGGTTCTCAAGCCTGGCCAGCGCGGCGGTCACCGGATCGATGCTGTTGACCGTGCGTTGCATCGCTTCGATCTGCCGGTTCTGCGCCGCAACCAGGCGCTGCTTCTCGGCGGCCTCCTTGGTTTCCGCCTTCTGCAACCGGTCATAGGCCGCACCCAGGCGATCCTGATACTGCGCTTCGTCCTGCAGCGTGGTCAGGCCGGCCTTGCGCGCCCGCTCGAGCAAGCTCTCGGCGCGAATCAGATCGTCGATGTTGGCGACGTTGCCGGAGAGCGCCCGTTCCAACTGGCTGATGATGGATATCTCGCCAGCGGCGCTGTCGTATACCTTCCGGCTGGCAGCAGCCTGACGTTCACGCGCACCGGCCGCCTTCTCGACACTGCGGGCAGCGTCCTCCTCCGCGCGCGACACTCCCTTGGTGGCCTGTTCGAGGCCCTTGCTGGCGTCGGACAGGTTGTCGATTGCCTGTTCGGCCTGATCGGCGGAGTCGACCAGCTTGTCGAGGTCCTCGGCCGCCTTTACGGCCGGGCTCGAATCGACCTTGATGCCCAGTTCGGCGAAATTGCTCATCCCGACTCCCTCTGCTCGCGGAAGGTCCGCAGAGCGGCGTCTTCCATTACCCGGATATCTGCGAACACCGCGGCTTGCTCACCAGCGGCTACGCCGCACATCTGCATCACCACCGGCAAAGCGGTGTAGTCCAGGCCTGTTGCGCCACACATGCCAGCCCGCCACTGGGTGCTCATCGCCTCGAAGACGATGAATGCCGTCCAGTTGCAGGGCCAAAGCTCCATCTGCTCGTCGCTTTCGTCGAAGTCATCTGGAGACAATCCGAACTGTGCCAGCTCCTGGGGGCTGGCTACAGGCCGATAGAGTTCCTGTGCGGCGCGCTTCAGTTTCCCAAGCGCCCTCTGCTGTAGGCGCTCTGGTAAGCCTCGAGGATGGCCTCGGGCACGCTGACCAGGGAGGACACCAGCAGCCGGACGTTGGCCTCGGTGAACGCCTCGTCGAACCCCCACCCGGCCACAACGGCTTGTACCTGCTCAACCTGGAGGTCGATCTGAGCCGTGGTGAACGCTTCCAGAGACTGCTCACGAGTCTCCTCGACCAAGCGCTTGAACCGCTCTCCCCAACTGCTGTAGAGGTCGGCCAGATCTTCACGATCCAGGTACTTGAAGGTGAATGGCACCTTGATGGACTCCCCGCCGAGGCGGGGAATCTCCACACTGGATTCGAAGGTGGGCGCCTGCGCGATGCTGAACTTCTTCGCCATGACAGTTCCTTAGGGGGCCGGGTTGTAGCGAACCGGGCGGCCATCGAGAGCGATGGTCAGGGTCCGGGTCATGATTTCGTTGACGTTCAGGGTCGGGGTGTCGCTGACCGAGACGTAGCCGTTGTAGAAAACCTCCGATCCGTTGCGCAGCGTCAGGCGGATCACCTGCAGCGCTTTACTCTGGTCCGCCGCCTCAATCACCGCCCACTGCGGCAAGTTGGGGTCGTCGGCGATCGGCATCGAGAACGACTGAGCGTTGCGGAAGGTAGGCAACTGGCGCTGGTCATCGTCCTCGAGGTACTGGTACTGGACGAACTGCTGTTCGCCGCCGGAGGTGGTCGGGTTCATCACCTGCTGGATCTGCTGCCAGGTGAGGACCTTCTTCGCCGAGCCGATACCGCCGCCGGCCGGGTAGCGGATCACATCGGTGGTATCGATATTGCCCAGGGAGAAGGTGTCCTCGGTGGAAACTGCAACCTTGACGGCTCGGCCGTTCAGGCCAGTCCAGCCGGACACCAGCGACACGACGTCACCGACCAGCAGGCCGTGAGCATCTGCGGTAGCAACCGCTGGCTTGGCGTTGGAGACAGCGGTAATCGGAATAGCCGGGCCGTAGGTGGCAGCAATGGCCAGCAGCGCGCCGTTGGGGAGGCTTGCGGACATGGAGTTTTCCTCGTGTGGAAATGAAAAAACCCGCTCATGGCGGGTGCTGGTGTGCCCATGCGGGCGATCAGAAGATGTCGGCGCGATAGCCGATGGAGACTGGTTTGGTATCGGCGATGTCCCCCGATATCCAGGGTCCCGGCGCTGGTGGGCTCACCACCTGCACAGAGAAACCGGGGCGAGACAACTCGCTGTAGAGAGGGAACTGCTGACCTAACTCGGCGATGATGTCTGCGGCAACGCCGGTGCCCTGCCCGCCTGGGACCACGATGCTGATCTGGAACACACCGGTGAAGCCCCGGTGGTAGCCGCCCAAGTCGCTACTGGTAGTGCCAGCGGGCAGCGTGAAGCAGCGTAGATAGATGGCACCCGGCGTCGGTTCGAACGTCACATTCGGGTACGCGACAGGGATCCCCTTGGCCTTCGCCCAGACGTCCAGGCGAGCCTCGAACAGTTGCTGAATGATCTCGTGACTCATACCTGGTTCGCCCTGACGGCGGCCTCCACAATCTGCTGGAATTCGGCGATGGTCACCCGGACCATGCCAGCCGGCGCCTGGCTGGAGTGCCCGTACTCGAGCGGTACCGCATACGGCAGGTTGTTCACCAGGTAGGCGGTATCACCGAGCTTCAGCGGCTGGACCCCAGCGGTCACTGCAGAAATTGCCTTGCTGCCAGTCGGGTCGACGTCATCAATCTCCCCCTGTGCGGCCGTGCCGATGCTGAACTGCCAGTTGGCCCGAAAGCGCCCGCCAACATACCCGCGCCCGGCCACCATCCCGTTGACGTCGAAGTTCTGGTCACGCTCCGCCTTGGTCAGCGTCTTCGCGTGCTTCACGCCTCGACGTAGCGTCCCGTTCCTGGTGAAGTTGCTCGGATTCAGGTTGATCAGGGTGTTGCGAATCGCAACGTTCTCGTCGTAGCGGTCCGCCGCAGCACTCGCTCGCTGGCGGTAGGCGACGTTCGCGGCCCACCGCTCCGGGTCACCGACTGGAGATTTCTCGATCACCTTGACCGACAGGTCCAACATGATCCGCTGGTAGATCGAATCGCCGGCAGCCAAGACTTGGTCGCGGAACTGCGCCACCGCTGCAGCGAAGCTGCCCTGGCGCCCTGAGTAGCGTTGACGCATGCGAGAGCCACGGGCCATGCGCTACCTCCTCGCTTGCGCGACGAAACCGATGTCCAGGCCGGCATAATTCCAGGCTTTCGCAGTCACCACCTTGAAGGCCTCGCCGTCGAACTCGATACGGTCGCCGTTCCTCGGCGCCGGCATGTCCTGCCCCCCGAGCTGCACTGGTGACATGATGATCTCGACATCACCCTGTTGGATCAGCGAGCCGTCGATAACCCGCACGTCGTAGTCCTGGCGCATACCGGAACCATCGAAGCGGCGCTCGATGGTTGGACTTCCACCGGTCGCCGGGTCGTACTCGCCCTGCTCGAACTTGGTCAGGCGTAGCTCAAGCCCCCTACCGCCCTTACTCCGCGGTGCCAGCATACGAATGGCCATCGCCCGGGAACGGTCGTAGATATCAGCCATCAGCTCATCCTCGACACCCTGACGTTGAACATGCCGCCGCCGACGGTCAGCGCCTCCAGAAGCCGATCCACTGCAACGTAGCGCGGCTGCCCCTGGTTCACCGGATCGGCGTAGACCGTGGTGAGGGGCCCCACCGTCTCGGATTTCACGGCGGAGGCCTGCTGTACCTTGTCCAGCGGCCCGTCGAGCGCCAGCAGGGCCAGTTCGCACGTTGCGGCCTGCAGCTTCCGGTTCGGCCAGGCCAGGCCGGTGCGTGGAAACTCCAGCGGCTGGTCCGGGTCGACCTTCGAGCCTCGGAATTGATAGCTGCGGTCGATGTAGTCGGTCGCCCTGATCAGTGCCGAGGAGCGGCTGTCATTGGAGGCCGACGCCCAGGCAGCATTGCCGCGCTGAGCGTGATACTCGGCAGCCTGGTCGACGGAGACGTAGCTGTTGGCGCTGTCACCCTCAGTCACCACCGCCATTGGCTTTCTCCTCGGTCGCCTTCAGGAGCTCGCGCAGCGAATCGGGCGTGGCGCCTTCCGGCACCTCGACACCCAGTTCAACGAGACGCGCCAGCACCTGCTCGTCGTTCAACGGCGAGGGTTCCTGGGCCGCCTTCGCCTCGGTGAGCAGTTTCGCCAACGCAGCCTTGCCTGCACGCCCATCGAACGCAACGCCGAGGGCCTTCAGGTCAGCCTTGATATCGTCGAGGGTTGGCTCGCCGTCCTGGCCGCCCGAAGCCTTCGCAGCACCGCTGGTTTGCAGTTCGATCAGGCCGTAGGCCGCCGAGTATGCCTGCGGCACCTCGCCGGCCACCGCATCGGCCTGTTCGAGGAAGTCACCCTGGCGATAGGCGAGCGGGTCCCGAATCGTCAGCCCATTGCGTTGGGCGAACTCCATCTGGTCCGAGGTCGCCGGGCCAGCTACGAACCACAGAATCTTCTTGGTCATTGTCCACCTCATGAAAAGGGGGCCTGGCGGCCCCTCTGCGGCTACTTGCTCAGCACCAGAACGCCGGCGGTGTCTTTGACGCTGGTGGCGGTGCGCTCCCAGTTCGCCGCGGTGCCGATCGCGGTATCGTTCGGCGAGGCGCCGCCCGTACCGGTCTTCCAGGTGTAACCGAGCACGCCCAGGTTGTAGCTCCACTCGGCCTGGTAGACCGAACCCAGGTTCTCCTTGCCGGTGGTGCGGTTCAGGACAGCGTCGAAGTCGTTGTTGCCGGTCACCAGCACCGAGCTCTGCACCAGGCCCAACGAGCGGAACGAAGCTGGGTTGGCCTCGGGATCAGCGCCGGCCGGCACGATCAGCGAGTCGGCGTCGGTCACCACGAACAGACGGCCGAACGGGTCGCGCATCACGTTCACGCCGTCGTAGGTGAACAGGTTCTCGGCGTTCGCAAGAGCGTTGTCGTAGAGATCGCTGACCACGCTGGAATGGAACACCCAGGCCGCGATGGCGTTGGCGCGGTCACCGAACTTGAACGCCGCCTTGTTCAGGGTGCGGAAGGTTGCGGTCTCGGTGGCGCTGCCATGGGTCGCGTCGGAGTGACCGCTGATTGCAGCCACCGCGCCGCGGATGGCGGTGTTCAGCATGTCCGCGACCCGTGCTTTACCCAGTTGCTCACCGATGGTCAGGGCCGCCAACGCCGGGTTCTGCAACACCCAGTTGTATTGGGCCGCCTCATACTCGATCGGTGGCGTGCCGGCGGCGACCTTCACCGCGGCGTTGAGCAACTGCGTCAGACGAGTCGCAGCCACGTCGCCGTTCCCGTAGACGTTGCGGCGGCGCACCAGATTGGCGATCAGCTTGAAGCTGGCCTTGATGTCGAAGTCGCCCTGCGCCGGCGCGTTCTGCAGGACGATGGTGCCGGCGGATGCCTGGTTGAATTTGTCGATCGCCTGGGCGACGGTTTCGGTCAGAGCCGTGTAGGTCTGCTTGTTGAATACAGCGAGATCGAAAGCCATGTGGCCTCCTTACTTGATCGTTTCGAGGTAGGCGACCTTCTCGGCCTCGGTCTTGCAGTCGGCGAGCGACTTGGCCGTGCTGCCGGAGGGCTTGCCGCCCGGGGGCGTTCCGCCGCCGGAGTGGCCAGAGCCCTTCAGGATCTGGTCGCGGTAGGGGTACTGGTCGACGAGAATCTCCAGCGCTTCATCGAAGTTGGCGGCCTCGCCGGGACGGGCCTTGCTGTACAGCTTGTTGCCGTGGGCGTCGTAGGCCACGACATTGCCGTCCTCGATCTTCAGGTGCTTGCCGAACACGGACTGCACCATGTCGGCCGGAACAGCCAGGCGGTCTGCCACGAACTTCGAGCGGGAGAAGCTGCCGCCGATCTTCTCGGCGTAGAGCTGCTGCTCCAACTGCTCCGCGCGCGTGGTGGCCTCGGTCAGCTTGGTGTCGTAGGCCTTGCCGATTTCAGCCTTCACCTTCTCGATCTCGCCGGCATCCACCAGCTTCTTCGCGTCGAGATTGGCGACGGTTTCCAGGGCTTTGCGCGCTGCGGCCGGGTCCTCGATGCCTTCGAAGTCTTTTGCGATCTTCTCGGCCTTCTCCGCCCGCTCGCGGTGCTGCTTGGCCTCTCCGTTCAAGCGGGTGATGGTGGCTCGGGTACCAACCGCATCGAAAGCGATCTCCTTGCCGTCATCCTCCACGTAGACCGGCTTGCCATCCTGAACCTCGGCGTATTGCTTGCCATCGACTTCGACAGTCTTCAGTTTCATCTCGTCTTTCTCCGGCCATCCGGCCATTGCGATGGGCCATCCGGCCCGGAAGGCGCCCCGCTCCATCCGAAACGCAGGCATAAAAAAGCCCCGGACATTGCCGGGGCCTACACGAATTGGTGATCAGATCAGTCGGGCGCGTACAGCGACTTGAGTTGCGCCAGGCTCAGCGGGTTGCCCCGCTGGTCCAACAGGTCGCTCAAGGTGATGACGCCTCGGCGCCAGAGGTCGGCGCGGCCGGGCCCCAGCTTCTCGTCCTGGAAGGCCTTTGACTTACCCTTGAGCCATGTCTCGAAGTTCAGACTGGCCGGCACCTGGCCGTCCATCGACGCCCGGGTGCTCTTCACCTCGTCGACGTCGATACCCAGCTCACGCATCGTCTTGAGCCAAGGCAGAGTGGTACTGCGACACCCCCAGTGCCGCGGGCAACCTTGCTTGTACGGCAACGAGTGCCCCACAGGCCTGAACTGCAGATCCCATGTCTTCTGGTCGTAGACCATGCAGATTTCCGTGGTGTGCGAGTCCAAGGTGCTGAGCTGGCGATACCCTTTCACCGGTCCATTCTCGCCAGAATTGGCCTTGTAGACCTCCATCCTGGCGCCATTGGCCACCGCTTGGGCGCTGTTGTGGACCAAGGTCCGAGCCGCGCGCTTGCTGACATCCATGAAGCCCTTCACCGGCGGTTGGTCGCCCCGAGCCCGGCGGCCGACGATCTGGGTGACCATCTGTTCCGTGGTCTCGCCGTTCACGAAGCCATTGCGCACCACACCCGCGAACCGGAACGACACATCCGCAGCCTGCTTGAGCCACCATTGCTTGGTAGGCGCGCCTTCGATGAGCGTATTCGCAACCACGGCGCTGAGTCGGTTCTTGCCGACGCCGAGCATGATTGGCCGGCTCACCAGACTGTTGACTGAGCTCGACGCGAAGCCTCCTTCGATGACCGCGAGTTGCCGCAGGTTGGCATCATGTGCCGCAGCGATGTCGGTGTACTGCGCCTTGATTGCCTTGGCCGCCTCGTCGAGGATCGCGTTGACCTCCTTGACGTTCTTCAGCGGCAACCGGCGGCCCTGCAGCAGCTTCACCAACTCCTCGGCGAGTTCGGTGATCTTCTCCTCGACTTCCTTCGACATACCCGCCGTGCTCCTGATCAGGTCGATACCATGGTCGGTATACAACTCCGCCAGCAGCACCTCCAAGCGAGTCATATCGCAGGCTCCTGGTTGCGGATCCGCTCCTGCTCCGACTCCCAGTCCAGGTCCTCGGCAAGCATGCCGCGGCGCTGGGCCTCGTTGAACAGGGTCTGGTCTGACAACGAGCCGCCGTCACGCATGCGCTGCAGCACACCCATGGTCTCGGCCGGAGCATAATCCGGATCGAGATTCGGCTGGAGCTGCACGGTGCCGCCCTCGGCGCGGTTGTTCAGTGCGAGGGAGAAGTACGACAGGAACAGCACCAGGCTGTCCTGCAGGCCCTGGCACATCATCGCCAGTTTGCTGGTCTCCTTAGCCGATTCCTCGCCAGACTGCTTCGCCGTCATGACCTGGGTGGACTTCTCCACCAGCTTCGCACCGGCCTGCCGCATCTCCTCTTGCAGTGAGTCAAGTTGTTCCCGCGCGGTCTTGATGGCGGCGCCGGTGTGCTCGACGTACTTCATGTCGGCTTCCCGAGGCAACTTCACCGCGGAGCGCGCGCCGATGGCCAGCTCGTCGCCGGAGTCGACACCAGTCATCACCAGGATCGGCACGCAGGCGACATCAACCAGACTGTCCAGGGAGGACTGGAGCCACCAGTGCTTCGCCACCAGGTGGGCGAGTTCGAGCAGCGGTGGCTTCGCCGTGAGAAATCCGGTACGCGCGGTGTAATACGGCACCAAGGGAATGAAGCCGAGCGTGTTCGGCGTGTCCGACACCATCTCCCATCCATCCTTGCCCTCCTCGAACACGCGATGCCGGTGGGGCTCGATCACGCGGATCTGCTCAACGGACTCGTCGGTGAACTCGTCCACCTCCTCCACCCGGCACGTCCGGAAGCGGAACTGGGTCAGGCTGTCGACACCAGCAACCTTGCCGGTCTTCCACCCCAGCACCTGGCCAGGCTCGATCAGCACCCCGTAGGGCCTGAAGCCGGCTTGTTGCTCGGCCTGCCGTGTGTTCGGCAGATCCTCTGGCCGTTGCGGTATCTCGACCAGGGCGAACTTCAGGCCATACTCCAGCCCGCCGCGGAACCAGTCTTGGGCGAACACTTGCAGGTCACGTCCCTCCGTATCCACGTCGGTCAGCAGGTCGGCGATCTCCTGCGGCACGTCATCGCCGATCACGACCGGCTTCGCAAACACTCGCCCCACCATGGCGCCGACCGTTTCCTCGAACGCGGGGTGCAGAGTCGCCAGCTTCAGCCGCGCTTCATAGTCCTCCCTCGTCTCGAGTTGCCGCTTGGGCAGATACGCCTCCCCCGCCTCGCGCATGGCCGAGGTGCCGCCCTTGATGCAATCGATCAGCTTCCAGTGCTCGCGCATCTCCTCGACAGCAGCGCAGCACTGGCAAACGGAATCGCTCATGGTCAGAACCTCAGGGTGGTAACAACGGCCGCAGGTCGCTCGACCGGGAATTCCTTGTGAATGAAGTAGCCCGCAGCATCGTTGGGGTGATCGATGTCGGCGGACTTGTCCGGCTCACCGTTGGTGCCCCAAACCTGCTGCTCGAGGGCATCGGCGTAGGTCGGGCAGCGGTCGGGATTGACCCGATACCGCCGCTCGCCCTTGGCGTTGCAGAACATGGCGTTCATGGAGTTGATCCGGTCCTTGACCGGCGGGTTGGCGGCCGGAGCCGATACGACGAAGCCGGCCTGCTTGAGCAGCGCGATATCGGTCTCGCTGGCCCGGACGGACTTGCGAGAATCGCCGGAGGCGTCGGGGTAGATCCTGATCTGGCGGGTCGGCCGATAGTCTCCGTCGGCGTACAGCCAGAACCGCTCCTTGATCTGGCGGATCATGTCCGGGGTGTCGTACCCGTTGACGATCTCGTCGACCGCGTGCGGCAGGCCCAGACGCTTGACGTGGACGATTGCCGACATTTTTCCGACGTTGAAGTCCATGCCGATGAAAAGGGCCTCGCCAGGCTGGATCGTCTCCTGGCTGCCGTTCAGCTTGCGGTCGTAGGCGGTGTAGATCGTGCCCGACGTCAGGTTGACGAACTGGCCGCGCAGGTACGCCGCGATCAGTTGCGGCGGGTACGACTCCATCAGCGAATCGATGTAGTCGTCCGGCAGGTTCGCCTCGTTGTCGTAGGTGCTGGCCTGGACCAGTCCATACAGGTCCTGCAGGTGCGGCTTCTCGCGCAACTGCTTCACGAACTGCTGGAAGACGAACTTGAAGCCTTCCGGGGTGGTGGTGACGTCGACACGGTTGCGCAGGCCGTCCACCTTGTAGCGCATCCGCGCGATGATCTTGCGCCAGGCCTGCTGCGCCTTGACCAGCGACAGGACGTCGAGCTCGTCCACCAGGGACCGGCCGACCTTGAAGCCGACGATGGTTTGCGGCTTCTCCATGGAGCGGCAGATGATGGTGGTGCGGTAGGCGCTGCCGCTGTAGAGGTGAACCTCGTGGTTCGCCTGGTTGATCTTGGTCCGCAGCCCCCAGTCGAAAGCCACCTCCTCCATCGTTGGGTAGAAGATGTCGCGGATTTGGGCGTAGGTCGGCGCGAAGTAGCCGGCGTTGATGCGCGGCCATTCCCAGGCGTGCTGGGCGAGCCCTGAACAGCCCACCCAGGTCTTGCCGGAGCCGAACCCAGCCACGAAGCCGCAGAACTTGTTCGGCAAGGCCAGAAACTTCGCCTGAGGCACGTTAAGCGTCGGCATCGCGCACCCTCGCGTCGATGATGGTCACCGCGACGCTGGTTGGCGGCGCATCGTCCTCAGGGTTCTCCAGCAGCTTCAGTTCGGCGCGCTTCTTCGCGACATCCAGGCGCTTGAGCTCCAAGTCAAGCGCGGCAGACTCGGTGCCGACGTGACGACTCAGCAGTTCCAGGTTGCGGAGCTTGTCCGGCCATTTGACCTTGCGGAGCACGCCGGCGATGCGGCGGTCGTCTCCGCGGCCCTCGAACAACTCGGCGATCTCGATGCCGGACAGGAACTGGCGCCAGGCCCTGGGCCAGTCGCGGATAGACCGGAACGATCCGTCGTCCTCGAGGATGTCGAGCACGTCCATCTCGTCGATCTCGCGCAGGCGGCGGATCACATAGTCGGCTTCGACCTCGGTGCGCTTCGAGCGCTCGGCCATGGCGGCCTGGATGGCCTGGGCGACCTCCGGCCGCTGAAGCAGTTGATAGCCGATCTCCGTCGCCCGCCGGGTGCTGTAGCCGGCCCGAATCGCGGCCTGCGTCGCATTGAGGTCGAGCAGATACTCGGCGACGAAGCGGCGCTGTTTTGCTGTTAGCGCCATGAGGGACCTCAAAAGAAAAGCCCCGCACTAGGCGGGGCTTCCATGAACAGTTCTTCGCTTCAGTCGACAGGCTTCAGTGCGGCAATCGCATAGACGCCCTGCTGCGGAGCGTCTTTGTTGTCAAACCACACGCAATGCGCTCCGTGATCAATGCCGCGACTGCTGTAATCGCCGATGTCCTGCACAGTCATCGCCGGGCCGCCACTCTTCAGCTGAACAACATCACCAATTTTGATATCGGACATCTGCACAACTCCTTTGCTGGTTGGAGATGTCGATATGGGGCCGATTGCCAGCATTTCAATGGCTCAATGCCTGCGTCTTTCTGCCCCATCCCACCGCCAGTCCTGCTGGAATATCTGCTTCCGACGAGACCAGGCGTAGCCAACCACACCAAGGTGCATGACCACCGCCCAGGGGCTGACCCAGTAGCCTTTTGCCAGCTCATTCAGCAAGCCGAAGGCTCCGAGGGCGACCAGGTAGAACGACAGGCTCAGGATTGGATGCTCGAACAGGTGGACGGTGCGCAGGAAGTCCAGCGCGGCCAGCACCACCAGAACACAAAGCACGGCGTCCAAGCCCATGAGGAAGGTCATCATGGTCAGGCACCCTTGGTTGCGAGAATGCGCTCCGCAGCGGCCTTTACGGCGGGGATGATGTTCATGGCGAGTAGGCCGATCAGGAAGGCCACCCCGTTCTTCGACTCTGCGTCGTTGGGGAGGCCGAAGTAGGCCACCACGAGCTGGGTGGTGAAGATCGACGACAAGAAGCCGGTCACCACCGCCGCCCCTGCCTGCTTACGGGTAAGGCCGCGCAGGAACGACAAGGAGAGGATGGCCCCCGCGAATCCGGCAATGGCGACGCTGTACTTGGCGAACAGTGCGCCTGCGCCGATTGACGTGGGTTCCATCTGGCCCTCCGGCTGAAAACAAAAAACCCGGCGCCAGGGCCGGGTTTTCGGGGGAATCTTTTGATTGGGTGCTACTTCGCAAACTGGGAAAATACTCCCAAATCTCTTATCAAAATGTCAAGCGGCGTCTCGTTGGGCGGCAACGACCTGCGCCACCGGCACCAGCGCCTGGGCGTCCAGCCGATTGATCTCCTGCATGAAAATCTCCCAGATCGCCGCCCAGTCACGCTCCCAATTCGCGGCGTACAGTACGAACCCGGGCCAGTCCGCCAGGAACTGGATTACCTTGCCAGGCCACCACTCCTCCCGGCCGTTGACCATGTCCTTCCACGAGTGCATAGCCGCCAAGGCCACCCAGTAAGCGACCTCCTGGCGGGGCTTGTTCATCTTCGGGAGATCCGCCGAGAAGTACAGAAAGGACTGCGCGCGGTTCTGGTCGACCCCGTTCGCCAGCGGCGAGTACAGGAAGTGGCCGAGATGCTGCAGCGGCGCCGGAAGCGTGCTGATCGCATGCATCACCTTGCCGGCGGCGAGCATGTGCTGGCAGCGGTTCAGGTTTCCCGCGGCGCGCCCGGTCCGCGTCTCGTAGGCGGCGATGATCTGGGAGTCGATGGGGAACAGGCCCTCCGGCTCCTTGCTCTCGCCCTGGTACCCCTCGGGGAAGCGGGCCACCAGTTTCTTGCGGCGCTTCGCCCTGGTCTTCCGGGTGGCCTCTTCGGCGTCTTCGATGGCTTTCGCCATCACCGACGCGCCCGGGATGTGGTACGCGTCCTGCCACGCCTGGCGCGCGCTGATCAGTCTCATTTCGACTCTCCCCTGTAGTTTCCTGTAGTCACTGCTCGCCCTCGAGGAGAGGGACGATCTTCACTCGCACGCCCGGCGTTTCGCCGTAGCGCTTCCCCACCACCGCCTTCACGACCTGGACGTCGTCCTTCCACACCACGCCGTTCAGGCCGTCGTAGATCGCTTTGATCACGTTGTCCATATCGGGCTTCTTGGTGGGGTACAGGCCGCCGGCCAGGGCCAGCGACTTCCGCTTTTTCGACATCGATTGAGGGATGCTCAGGGCGATGTCCAGTTCGACCATCACGGGGCCTTCCAACAGCGCGCGACCCAGCATGGCCTGGTGGCCGGCGTGCGCGATCAACCCCTCGTAGTTCGCCGTCTTCGCCGGCGTGAACATCCTGGCGTGGGCGCCGACGCGGCCGATACGCGGCCTCCCCTTCCCCACCGGCTCGCCGGGTACGGTGAACATCACCGGGCGGAGGTCATGCATCACGGCGCACCTCCGGCGCTTTCCGGCGCATCTTGGCCAGCAGCAGTTCCCGCGCCTGGGCGCCACTGAGCCCATCCAGGCCCTGGGCTTGCATCCGGTGGAGCAGTTGCTGCTCGGCAAGCTCATCGGCGCGCTGCAGCTCTGACTTCTGGCTGTCGAGGCCAATCGCCTTGGCGACCTTTCCGTCCAGCGGCTCACCAGCCTCGAGGCGTCGGACCACTACGGCATAGTTATGCTCGAACTCAGCGCGAAGTCGCTTGTCGCCGTACTGGGCCCGACGAAGCTCGAACAGGCCTGTGAGTTCGGCAGCCACCTTCACGACCTTGTGGCTGTAGCGCTGCTCCAAGGCTTCGTACCAGGCGCCCTCGGCGCTCGGCAAACCGTCGATCTTGCGGCACAGCCGCAGGAACTCCTTGAGGCTCGGAGGAAAGTCCTGATCCAGCACCATCCGCTGGAGGCCTCGGTCGACCTGCATGTCGCTCAGGTGCTTGATACCGGTCAGCCAGACTCGCTTGGCGAGCGTCTCCGCACGACGTTCCCCGTAGTGCTTCTCGTACCAAGCCGGATAGCTGGTTTTGAGGGTAGCGAACACGCGTTTCACCGCCCTGCGCGCCTGGGCGTCAAGTTCGACCAGATTCTCGATCTGCGGCTCACCAGTCGTCGTCGTGGAGGATGTCAACAGCGTTGCGCGAACGTCGTGCAGCGGGTCGCTGACGTGCTTGGGCGTTTCGTCCGTCGGTTTGCTCATGGCGGTGCTCCGCACGCGGTGCTGTTGCCATCCGGTGGCGCTTCAGCAAGAGTTCATCGAGAAAATTTCGGTAGTACAGGGGGGAGTCAGGCGGGGCGCCGAGCTTGGCTTCGGCGATCTCCATTGCTGCGAGCATCTGCTCCGCGGTGACACCGCGCTCGACCCAAGAGGCGAACAGCGGCATGGTCCTGGCGGTCTGCACCGCGTGGATCTGGAATCCGCGCTCGCGGATGAAGAACTGGCACCACTGTCCCGCAGTGGCCGGATCGGCTGGGCATTCGCGCACGCACGCGTTAGGTACGGTACGGTTATTACCGGATACCGGAGGTGTGCCCACTTTTTCACTTTCACCCCCTCCCACATATCTGCCCTCTTTTTCCGGGAAAGCCGCGTAGTTACTGGGCTCCGACCCTTCCACATAACTGCCCGCTTCATCTGCCCACTTAGTGCCCACTTTTTTTCGGACGGATTGATCCCGTGAAGCCTTCGGCAACTCAAAAATCAGGCGCCTTTCGGCCAGATTGGGGCCCACCAGCCCCACCTTCTGCAGCCAGACCAGCGCCCGCCGCAGTTCCTTTTCGGAGGGCTCCCCGCCCTTGATGCCCTGGTGCGGCTCGACGTAGAGCTCCTCGGCAATCGACTTCCAAGAGATCCCTCGCCGCTCTCCGACAACGCCTGTTGCGAAGTCCATGAACGGGCGCACGGCGAACACGTAGATCTCGCGGGCAAGCATGGGTAGGCCGCGGAGCGCCTCCCGCTCCTCGTCGTTGATCTGGAAGGACGGCACGGCTACCCCTGAACAAGGCGCGGCCGGCGCATCTGGTCGATCATCCGCAGCGCCTCATCTGTCGCCGCCCTGGATTCGGAGAGCTCCCGGTGGGCCTCCTGCAGTTCCTGGTCATCGGCGCCGTCGACGAGATTGGCAACAGCCTGCTGCGCCTCACCGTTCTCCTTGATGAGTGTCCGGAGCATGCAGAGCACCTCCGGCCGCTGGCCGGCATCGCCGCCGATCAAGCGCACCGACACGCCCAGCGGCGTCAGGATGTCGCCCAGGGCCTGGACCTTCAGGTCAGTCGGCAGCGCGGCGAGGATGCTGGGTACGAAGTTCGCCGGCACCAGGTTGGTGTCCTTGGTTCCGTCGTCGAGCCAGCGGAAAACGCGGTCGGCGTTGACCTTCATCCGCTCAGTTGTATCGCGCGTTGGCGGGTCGAAGACGATGCCGGTGACCAGCGCTCCCTGGATGCGCTCGTGCGCCTCCACGATGTGCTGGACCACGGTCTCTCGGCTCCACCCCTCTCGGCGGCGCCATTGGTTCACCACGCCGAGCAGCGTGGAAATCAGGGTGTGCGATTCGCTTCGCATGACGTGGCGGCTCCTGGCCAGTAAGGTGCGTTCAGGCAGCCGCACCCCATGGGAACGACGGGCACAGTTCGCTTCGGAGGACCCGACCAGCGGTGAGCGCCTCGATCTCAACTGCACGTTTCGCGGGGATTGGTCGAACGCCTGAACACCATTGACTTACGGTGGGCGCTCTCACATTGAGCTTTCGCGCCAACTCGGCCCGACTGCCCAACAGCTCGGCGGCCTGGCGCACTGCTTCTGCTGGAGTCATGTCTCTTCTCCGGGGAATGTTGGAGAGAGAGTAAGGCATTAGCTAATCACAGGCAAGCCATTGCCTAACCACACTACAACTGACGTTAAATTAGGCAATGCTTACCGGACCCCAACTCGGCGCCGCTATTGAGGCCGCCAGACTCGCCAAAAACATGTCGAAAAAGGCTCTCGCAGAGCAGTTCGGCGTGAAGCCCCCTTCTGTCCAGGGATGGATCAACACCGGCAGGATCGATAAAGCGAAACTGATCGAATTGATATCGTTCTTCTCAGGCGTCGTTGGCGCAGAACACTGGGGATTAAGCGAAAAGGAGGCGGAGCTTATTGCGCCGAGTAGCCCACCTACGCAGCATCCTGGCTCATCGGCCGCGGAAAAGGTGATGGAGATGCTCCAGCGCCACGGTAAAGGGCTGAGCGGCGAAGCTAAGGAGAAAATCGCGCAGGCAGTAGCCGAGTCTCTCGATGGCGATCAATCGACGACATCGAACGTGATTCACGCTGACTTCAACCGCACCACTCTGGTGAAAGGAAATACGATTTCGATCGCCCAGTACGACGTGCGCGCAGCCATGGGTGGCGGCCAGGTGCCGGCCGAGTACCGTGAGTTCGTCAGGAATCTGGTGGTCGACAAGGTCCAGTTGGATGACCTCGGCCTGAAGTACACCGATGCGACCAACCTCAAGATCATCACCGGATGGGGCCAGAGCATGCTGGGCACCATCGAGGACAAGTCCCCGATCCTCGTCGACGTGGGCATCACCGACTTCGTCGAGGAAGGCGTCTACGTCTTCACCTGGCTGCAGCACCTGTTCGTGAAGCGGGTGCAGATCCACGATGCCGAGCACTACCTGCTGGTGTCGGACAACAAGTCCTTCGAGCCGCAGAAGGCACGCATGGAAGACGTCCATTTCCAGGCCAAGGTGCTGGGCGCCTGGAATTTCAGAAGACTCTAAGGTATTCGTCCCTAAGCTGCGCCACCCGCGCCTCAGATTCTCATAGGCCCACCATCCAGCCCCAGCCCCAGCCTGCAACACCTGCAACACCTGCAACACCTGCAACACCTGCAACACCTGCACAGTTTCACTAGGACTGCTAATTTCTGCAAGGCCTGCAAGGCCTGCTCATTTTTCCTATACCTGCTTTTTTTCGTTGCTCCTGCATCACCTGCATGATAGCGTTGCGTTGCCTATTGGGAGGAGTCCAAAATGCCGGATGGAATTAAAACGATCCTTGAGAACCACTCCAAGGTTGTCGAGGAGGGCTTCGTGCGAGAGGGAAGCCTTCGCTACAACTCTTATGCAGTTACTACCCTACGGGGAGGAGTTGGGAAATCGACTTTAACCTTTAACCTTGCGTACGAAATTTCACGCAAGCATCCACTTTTAATTTCTGATCTATGCGCCCAACGGAACTTAACTGAGAACTTGATGCGAGGGGTCGATGCAGACGTAACCATTCTTGATGCATTGCAGCCAGCTTTACTTGGTGCCGCATTTGGTGACACTCCCGAGGACATCTCTTATCGAGCAAGCGCATACTGCGACTCTTTCAAGGGCGGAAAGAATTCATACTTCATTCCCGGTAACGCGGAGCTCTTTGCGTTCCCGTCCACACTATATCAACAACTCCAAATAGCGAACGCCCAGAGCAACAAGCTAGCAATTAGAAATCTTCTTGAAATCCTGAAGAAGCTGCTTACTAATGAGGCAAAAGACAAGAAAGCCACCAAAATAATAATGGACACCAGCCCCTTCTACGCAGGAGGCACCCACTTAGCTTGGTGTGCAGCCGATGCCGTTATTATTCCTGTTCGAGTAGACGAGCACTCAATCGACTCGCTCAATCTAACATTAGATATGCTTTCCAACCCAAATAAAGACTTTGTAATTTGGAATCAGCGAGCCGGCGGATTAGCCTCTCCGAAAGTGGCAGCCATTGTAATCACAATGGCTGGAGCCAAAAGCCAAAAGCGGAACACTCCAGATAGCGCCTCCAGAATGTATATAGAACGAGCCCTATCCATAGCAGAAAAATATCCGAAGCTATTTGATCATCAGGATCTGGGCGATGCCATTGTCATTACCGACGATTTCATGTCAACCGGACGTATCAGCGGGGCAAAAAGCATACCGATTGACAGACTTAAAGTTGGCAGTTTCCACAACGTGGAAGGGAAAAGACTTCAAGTAAACGCATCTGCCGAACGCTACAAAAAAGAGCTGAAGTATTTAGTCAGCGTAATATAAGAGAAAGCCCCGCTTATGCGGGGCTTTCTCTTCTCGCTAGACCCTCTCCTCATGTAGACGCTGAACCACCATGTCCAGCTCCTGCACCACTTCAACGCCCTCCTCGTCTCCCGCCTCCCAGGTGAGCGCAACCACTCCATCCTCCCCCAGCGACATCTCGAGTCCATCGGTTTCGGCCAACTCCTCCAGCACCTGCTGCCAGGCCTCTTCCGAATCCCCCTGCGCCTTCCAGATTGACGCCCTGCGCTCCGCCTGAGCCCGAGGGCTACTGATCATCGCTGATACCCGTAGACGCACCTTCTCTACCGGAGAGACCTGTCCTTTCGCCTGGGTGCTCTCCTTCTGTGCAGCCATGCCAACCTCCAAATACTGTTTATTTAAACAGTATTTTCTTCTGTAAAAACCTGCAAGCCCCTCCTCGCTTCCCCGCAAATCGTTAGTGCGCAAACTTAAAAATTAGGCATTGGCTATTTACAAAGATTAGGCATTGGCTTACTTTTCTCTCAACGCCAGCAACACACCGCCGGCCAGGCCACCGAGCCGACCGCTCTTTAACAACTCACGCAAAAGGCCGCTGGCCAAGCCAGGCATTGACGTACCCGGCGTGGGCGAATCCCACCTGAGTACGCCGTATTGCCTAAGCCACCAGCGGCTGAACCAGAAAACGTATGGAAAGAAATCATCGCCCAAGCACAGGTGGCGGGTAACGGTGCTCAAGACTGCGGCGCGCGGCATGCCGGCGACACGGTCAACCCTGACAGCAATGACGAAAGACCCGCGGGTTGTAGAAGCCCAGCAGGCGAACGCGGGAGAAACACCGATTTCACTGGCTGGCCCTCCTCCGAGGGCCAGACGGGAAGCCAACACGCCCTGGAGGAGCAGAAAATGAATGAAAAATCCTCACATGCTGTACGCCAGGCACTTCGGATCCTCCGCAAGGAGAAAGACGATCGCGAGGCGCGCATTGAGTACCACGAAACGGTTGGAATGCTGCGCGGCCTGTACTACGGCGGTGAGATCGATTCGATGGAGCTAGTTGCGCTCACGCAACTCGCAGGAAACGCATACATCAACGCTGGGAAACCCTGGTAAGGAGACTGAAATGGCTCAATTCAATGTCGATGCGCACCTGAGCAACGGCAAGCGCCTGGATTGGATTGCTCTGCCGGAAGGCAACGAGACACCGGATGACGTGCTGATCAAGGTACGCCAGGCCGCCATGAAGAAGTTCGGCGACCTCATCTGGTTCAACCGCTGGGACCACGTTGTTGCCAGCAACGGCTACATCACCGTGCGGATGCACGCGTGATGTACCAGCCCCACAAGCCTATGCGGGGCTGCCACATGTTCGCATGAGCTTGACCGATTCATCTGGAGGCTCAAGGACGGTTTAAACCCTTGGTATCTCTACTCAGCATAAACCCATGAATCAACGATTTCTCAGATGCGCTTGGAGACAGGCGCATCGAAGAAGTCAACGAACACCAGCCCTGGAGGGCACGGATATGCTGAACATCAATGAAGAAGACCTGAAAGCCGCCATCGTCGCGAAAGCCGCAGACGAGATCCTGAGCCATGACAGCGAACTCTCAGGGCTGATTGCCAGGGAAGTGAAATCGCGCATCGACAAGATCTTCGCCGAACGCGCAATGGCCCAGGTCGAGAAAGCAATCGACGAAACCGTGCACAACTGCTTCGAGCGCGATTACCAGCGCGTCACCGCTTGGGGGCAGCCGGAAGGTGAGCCGACCAGCATTCGCAAAGAGCTGGAGCGAACTGTAAGCGGCTATTGGTCTGCGAAGGTCGATTGACGCACCGGTAGAGCCGATGGCGGTTACAACTCTGTCACCCGCGCCGAATACCTGATGACGCAAATCTGCGCCGAAGACTTCTCGAAGCAGATGAAGGACAGCGCCGTGAACATCACCGGTCACCTGAAGGACGGCCTGCGCAATCAGATGGGCAAGGTGATGAATGACATCCTCTCTGAGCTCTTCAAGGTCAAGAGCCTGCAAGACCAAGGAAAGGTCGAGAAACCGTACTGACCGCTTACCTCGCGCCGCTTCCCTGAGGTGGCCGTCACCCCGAACGGAGTCACACCATGCTGATCTTGACCCGCCGCCCCGGCGAAACCCTGCATATCGGCGACAACATCACCGTCACGGTCCTCGGCAGCCAAGGCGACCAGGTGCGCCTCGGCATCACCGCCCCGGACGACGTCGCCATCCACCGCTCCGAGATCTACCAGCAGATCGGCAACGTCCGCCCTGTGCCGCCGGCGGAGTTGGTCGAGGCCTGGAACCGAGAGCACCCAGCGCCAGCGCTGATCGAGTACCGGCCGTACCGGGGGGCCGAACCGCAGCGCACCCGCACCGTCGGCCGGGCCAGCGTGTCGCTTGGCGGGGCGGCGGTTATCTGGATCGAAGGCCAGTCGGCGCCGGTGGCGTTGCGGGCCTGCACCGCGATCTCCTGACTTCGGCGCCTGGCCCATTGCCGGGCGTTTAACCCACGGCGAGCGCCCGCCGGTCCAACGGCGCGTACAACGGGGGACCTCACCATGTAGCCCAGCCTCAATCGGCAGATCACCAACATGCGGTCGAGCCTGTACCCAACCGCTTTCACATAAGGCGGTGCATGTAAGTGGAGACAGGGCGCTTGGCGGCGCCCTTCTCTTTCCTGCTCCTGGCACGGCCAGGGCGCAGCGGGGAGTGATTTGAGGCGTGGAAGCTGGGAGCCGAAAGCTCCCTGGAGACACGCGGGAAGCGCGGGAACAAGCGCGCACGTGGGCGGCCATGGCCGATGAAGTTCCGGGCATCAGCACAGTCACCGCAGCAGCGGCAAACACCCGAGAAGCGCACTGATGCCAGAGCCGGAGTCGCGACCGGCCAGATCACTCCCCGCTGCGCATGCAGCGTTCCCCCTCTTTGCCCGGCTCCGGCCGGGCTTTTTTCAACCTCCATTAGAGAGCACCCACCACGGCGCCCCACCGGGCACGACTGCCGTGTGCCTGGGTGCTGCCGAATGCAGGTGAACCACGGAGAGCATCCCGATGTGGACATACCGCGAGCGCCGCAACCGCGCGGCTTTCAGCAACGCGCAACTCGCTTACGACCGTGCCGTCGACCCGCTCTGGGACCAGCCGGAGCCGGAGCCGGAACCGGAGCACGAGGACGAAGAGCAGGAGGACGACGATGGCATGGGCGAATGAGCGCGCAGAGGGCGTGATCGAGGAAGCGATCGTCGCTATGCGTCGGTCGGTGATCCCGCGCCACGACCAGTTGGTATGGCGCGGCCAGATCGAGATGGCCTACACGCTGGACGCCATCGGCACCCGGCAATACGACGACATGCGCCGGCGGCTCGACGCCGCAGCGGATGCGAGACAGCAGGAACTGAGGAGCATCGACCTATGACCACCCGCCCCGTTCGCTCGATCATCGACGACCAACTCGACGACCTGGTGATGCCGGCCGACGCCGACATCGCCGCAGTGCTCGGCCTGCCTCGCGAGACCCTGGTGGTGAATCTCCCGCGCCGCATGGCCGTGACCATCAAGAAAGGCCGGAAGTGCCTGGGGGTGCGCCGTGGCTGAGCCAATCCAGATCATCGACGTCATTGAGCACAAATCGGCGTACATGACCCAGATTTTCGTGGTCATCGACCGCATGCCCGAGTTCGTCTACTCCTGCGGAGAGTTCGAGAAGGTTGCGGGTTGGGGCGGGCGTGGCCGCCACCTGATCGCCAACGACAGCGGGTTCTACGACTTCCTCAAGGAGGTCCCCGGCTCCACCGATGCCTTCGCGGGGCGCAAGTTCACGATTCGGCTGGATGACGGAGGCACCCTTGAATGCCATGGGCAGGTCTGGGATGCAGCGCACCCCAGCCCGCCGGAGCCAACCGTACAAGTCGGCATCAGCACAATCGAGAAGCTGCATCACTGCTACGTCTTCTCCGGCGGCCGGATATCCAAGGCAAAGCTGGAAGAGTGGCTGGCAAGCAATCGACCCAGCAGGAACTATCGGAAGTACGACCCTGCCGAGAGTATCGAGGCGTTGCGCACCAGGTTTTTCAGCAGCACCTATGGCTTGCGCGCGGTGGGCGCCCAGCGTGCCCGCCGACTCCGTCGTCAGGGGCGCGAGATCCATTGGCTGGATGGCTTCCGCTTCTGGAGTCCAGCCTTCGAACGAAGCAAGCGCGACATGCTCGCCAGGAAGGCTCTCGATGAACGCGAAGCGTAAAGCCACCCTCCTCGGCGCCCTGGCCATGACCGCCTTCTACATCCTGCTCATCTTCGCCCCTGCCTGGGGCGGTCTGATCACCGCCGAACAACCCGCCACGGCACCCATCGCCGGGAAGTGAGCCAACAATGCAAACCATCACCGTGCGCGCCTCGTCCTGGGGCGCGCTGTTCGACTGCGCGTTCAAGTGGGAGGGCGTACACCTCCTGAAGATGCGCAACCCGTCATCCCCCCGGGCGCTGCTCGGTACCGCGATCCACGCCAGCACCGCCGCGTTCGACGCTGCGCGGGTGAACGGCGAGCCGATCAGCGCCTACGACGCCTCGGAACTGCTGGTGCACACGCTGCAGCAGCCGGAGTTCGAGGTCGACTGGCGCGGCTCCGACATCAGCCCGCGCGAAGCCGAGTCCACCGGACTGACGCTGCACACGAAGTACTGCAACGACATCAGTCCGCACTTTGACTTCGTGGCCGTGGAGCTGACGACCAAGCCGCTGGAGATCGACTGCGGCGGCGGGGTCATCGTACGGCTGACCGGCCAACTCGACCGGGCCCGCATCAAGCGCGATAGCCACGGCGTCGGCATCGCCGACGTGAAGACCGGCGGCGCCGCGGTGAGCCAGGGCGTGGCCAAGACCAAGGGGCACAAGGCCCAGATCGGCACCTACGAACTGCTCTACGAGCACACCACCGGCGATGCGATCACCGCGCCGGCCGAGATCATCGGCCTGAAGACCAAGGGCAAGCCCGAGGCGGCGGTCGGCGAGATCGTCGGCGCGCGCCAGGTGATGGCCGGCACCGACGAGCATCCCGGCCTGATCAAGTTCGCCGCCGACATGTTCCGCTCCGGCCTCTTCCCCCCGAACCCGCAAAGCCCACTTTGCAGCCCGAAGTACTGTCCGCGCTGGCGGACCTGCCCTTACCACGAATGACCGGAGACACCATGAGCCAGACAACCACCCTCGAAACCCTGCAGACGCAAGCCGTGGCTCCGCGTCAGCGCGACAAGGCACCTGTCGCTATGTCGTTCTTCAACATGGACGGCTTCGAGCTGATGCAGCGCATCGCCAAGGCCTTCAGCCAGGCCGACCTGGTGCCCAAGCAGTACCAAGGCAACCTGCCCAACTGCATGATTGCGCTGGACATGGCCCAGCGCATGGGCGCGAACCCGCTAATGGTCATGCAGAACCTCTACATCGTGCATGGCACCCCGGGCTGGTCGAGTAAGTTTCTGATCGCCACGGTGAACACCTGCGGTCGCTTCTCCTCAATGCGCTACGAGTGGAAAGGCGAGCCAGGCAGTTCCGACTACGGCTGCCGGGCTTGGGCGATTGAGAAGTCCACCGGCGAACGCCTCGACGGCATCTGGGTCACCTGGAAAATGGTGAACGACGAAGGCTGGGCAGCGAAGAACGGCAGCAAGTGGAAGACGATGCCGGACCAGATGTTCATCTACCGCGCCGCCGCATTCTGGCAGCGCGCCTATGCGCCGGACCTCGGCATGGGCCTGCAGACCGCAGAAGAACTGCAGGACGTCATCGACGCCAAACGCGACGCCGACGGCTCGTTCACGGTCGACCTCGACGTGCTGCGGCGCCAGCAGGAGGTCACCGACAAGGCGCCGGGCGCGGGCCAGCAGGCTCTGGAACACGACCCCGGAGAAGTGATAGACACCGTCAGTGGCGAGATCACCAAGTCGGCTCAGCGCCAGCCCGCCGATCAGCAGCCGGACACCGGCACCGACGAGCTCAATCTCGAGTAACCGGCCATGCCCAGCCGAACCATCGAAGAGCAGTTCGACCGTGTCGAGGAGTTCAACAGCCTCCTCGGCGCGGCGGAGCTGAATGCCGCTACCACCTGGGAAGAAGAGTTCACCGCCGACCTGCGCGCCAACTTCCAGCGCTACGGCGCCCACACCTACCTCAGCGACGCCCAACTCGAGCAGTTGGAGCGGATCGCCAACGAATAGGAGCTCCACCGGATGAAAGCCGAACACCGCGAGATCATCGACCGCGCCAAACTACACGGCTACTACCCAAGCACCATCGCGCACGAGTTGCTGGAGCGCGACCTGGTCAACACGGTGGTCACCGAACTGCGCAGTGTCCGTGTGCCCTTCCACCTGCTGAAGGAAGACGAGCAGCAGGAAGTGATCGATCGCATAGCGGAAAGCGTAAGCGAAGTGACCAGGGTGGCCATCAGCATCATTGCTTCCCGCGGCGCAGTCTCCGTTCCAGTCGATATGAAAGCGATCAAGGTCGAAGCCAAGACCATGACGATCACGGCGAAGGTAGACGGCGCAGAGCCGAACAAGCACGAATTGACCGACGCCGCCGGCAAGTTGTGCTTGCTTGTCATGGCACCGAGCGATTACGACGAGGGGCTGGACGACGTCCGGCCCGACCGCGACCAGCACGAAATGCCGCTGCACGCTGGCAACGTCGCAGAGGGGCTGCTGGGCGATGGCAGTGAAGATCAGTTGTACCTCGAGGCTGTCGCACATGTCCGCGACACCCGCCAGGCAACCATCAGTTCCATCCAGAGGCACCTGAAGATCGGCTACAACCGTGCCGCGCGCATCGTTGAAGCGATGGAGGTGGCCAGGGTCGTATCGGCACCGAACTCCAACGGCGAGCGCGAGGTGATCCTGCAATCACCGCCGGAACCGGAAAAAGACCTGCTGAGCAGTGCCGCCGAGCCCGGCGCCACAACCTACGGCGGCCACACCATCGACGACATCACCGTCCTGGTGCTGCGCAAAGACGAGATCACCCCGGGCTGGCTGCAGTCGCGCTTTGCGCTGAGCACCGACGAGTCCTTGGCTGTCGCCCTGAAGCTGCTCGACGACGGTGTGATCACGCTCGCCACCGAAGGCGAATCGCCTGACCTCAACACCTACCGCGTCGCCGTTGCCACCAAGGCGCCGGCCGAAGAGCCCATCACCCTGGAGTGAGCCATGCGCATCACGAAACTCGAAATCACCAACTTTCAGGGGCTGCGTCATGCGGCCCTTGATGTTTCTGCGCCGGTGCTCCTGGTGGCCGGCCACAACGGCGCCGGCAAGAGTTCGCTGCTCGACGCCATCAGCCACGCCTTCACCGGTAAGCCCGGCCGCGTTGCGCAGAAGCAGCATATCGGCCAACTGATCACCGAGGGCGCCAAGAAGGGCGAGGCCCGCGCCGAGTGGCTGGACGAGGCCGGCGAGGTGCAGGCCTGCGGGGTCGCGCTGCCCAGCGGCAAAGGCTCCCCGCTCGCCGACTCGCCGTTCCTGCCGTTTGTGCTCGACGCCAGCCGCTTTGCCGCCCTGGACGCCAAAGATCGCCGCCGGGTGCTGTTCGACCTGACCGGCGCCAGCGCAAGCCCGGCCGAGGTCGGCAAGCGGCTGGAAGCCAAAGGCCTGGACCTGGCGCTGTTCGAGAAGGTGAAGCCCCTGCTCCGCTCCGGGTTCCCGGCCGCCGTCGAGCAGGCCAGGTCCTACGTCAGCGAGGCGCGCGGCGCCTGGAAGGCAATCACCGGCGAGAACTACGGCAGCGACAAGGCGAACGGGTGGGAGCCGGAGGCGCCGCCGGCCATCGTCAGCGAGGAGGAACTGGAATCGGCGCGCGCGGAACTGCAAGCCACCGCCCAAGACCTGGACGAGGCCCAACAGACCCTGGGCTCCAGCAAGCGCGCCCACGCCGACGCCCAGGCGCGGGCCAGCCGCATCACCGCTCTGCGCGAAACCGCAGCGCTGGCCGACCGCCGGCGCAACAAGCTGGCCACCGACGAGGCCAATCAGGACGAATGGTCGGAGAAGGTGATGGCAGCCGAGGCCGCCGCCAGCGGCGAGCCCGCCCACCAGCCGCTGACCTGCCCTCATTGCCAGGGCGCCGTGGACCTGCAGGCCGGCCTGCTGATCGCGCACCAGCCCCCGGCGAAGGTTGCCGATCCCGAGGCGGCGAAACGCCTGGAGGAGTACCGCGGGTATCTTGCCAGCGCTCAGCGGGCCGTCGCCAACAGCCAGCGGGACCTGAAGGAGAGCGAAGACGCCGCCGCGCAGGCCGCCGCCCTGGAAGCCGAAACCGCCCAGGCGCCCAGCGCCGAGGCGATCGCCAACGGCGAACAGGCGATCAACGAACTGCGCCAGGCGCGTGATCGGCAGCAGGCCAAGGTGCAGTCGCTGCAGGAAGCGTTCAATGCTGCCGCCCAGCGCCAGGACGTCATCAAGCAGGCCGCCGGCTTCCACGCCGAGGTCTGCGCCTGGAGCGCCCTGGCCGATGCCCTATCGCCCGCGGGCATCCCAGCGGAGATCCTGGCCGATGCGATCGGACCGGTGAACGAGCTGCTGCAGCGCCTATCCGGCACCGCCGGCTGGTCGCCGGTACAGATCAGCGCCGACATCGACGTCACGTTCGGCGGCCGGCTGTACGGCCTGCTGTCAGAGTCCGAACGCTGGCGGTGCGACGCGACGCTGGTCCTGGCCATCGCGACGATCTCCGGTCTTCGCCTGGCGCTGCTGGATCGCCTCGATGTGTTGGACCTGCCGAGTCGTAGCCAGGCCCTGACACTGCTGCGTGCCGTGACGATGGACAAGGAAATCGATTCGGTGATCGTCGCCGGCACGCTCAAGGAGGCGATGGCGAAGACGCCGACCTGGTTACAGGCAGTCTGGATCGACGCCGGGCAACTCGTCGACCAGCAGCAGCAGGCTGCTGCCTGACCCTCGATACAGCGCCCCACCCGGGGCGCTTTCTCTTCCAGCAAGCACGCACCGGACGCCGCCCTGTGGGCGATTCAACCATGCCTCGTGGGCCGCCCTGTCAGGCAGGGCGGCGTCCAGTGCCTGTTCACCGAGTACTGACGATGCCTGATCACCTTCCCTACACCATCCATGTGGGCGACTGCCTGCATGAGCTGCAGACTCTTCCAGACGAGTCAGTCCACTGCTGCATCACCAGCCCGCCCTACTTTGGCCTGCGCGACTACGGCGTCGACGGGCAGATCGGCCTGGAGCAGACACCCGCCGAGTTCGTGGCGCGCCTGGTCGAAGTCTTCCGCGAAGTCCGCCGCGTGCTGCGCGATGACGGAACCCTCTGGGTCAACATGGGCGACAGCTACGCCTCCATCGCTCGCCACCGACTGGTCGCTGCCTGGCTGGAGGGCGCCGCGCAGATGGACATCTTCCACGACACCAAGCAACTCACTCAGCTAGACATTTAGCCCACGAGAAACCTGTCGTCATGGCCGAAAAGGATAGGCTCACTCTGATGCTCCGCCGGCCCACGTGGATGGATATTGAGGCGATTGCGCTCTCTTTCTAGATGCGCACGGGTGGACTCCACATCAAACGATCTACCGCGAAGGATTGCGTCGAGGGTGTTTGAAATTTGGTAATAGCCACCACACGGCTCGCAAAAGAACCGTCGGCCACCTCCGAAGCTTTCAACTTCTCTACCAACCTCGCTTCCGCATACCAGGCACGTCATAACTCCTCCTTGATCCGGCCCCATGCCGGGCCATTCAACTCTAGCCCCAACGACATTACTGCGCCATCACGCATAGCGCAGTGCATCCTCACGTTCGCGAAAAGGAACCCGCCGCATGATCAAGCGCACCCTCTACCATTTCCACTTCTGCTGCGGCCTGGGCGGCGGTGCCGCCGGTTTCAACCGGGCGCGCCCGCGGGTCGGCAACGTCGAGGCCCATTGGGAATGCCTTGGTGGGATCGACGTGGACCCGGCCGGATTGCGCGACTTCGAGCGCCTGGCCGGTGTCCCGGGCACCCTGCTGGACCTCTTCACCCGCGACCAGTACGTGCGGTTCCACGGCAAGGAGCCGCCGGCAGGCTGGCGTGAGGCCACCCCCGAGGATGTGCGCCGCGCCGCCCAGGGCAAGCGCCCGGACGCGGTGTTCATCTCCAGCCCCTGCAAGGGGGCCTCCGGCCTGCTGTCCGAGAAGATGAGCCTGACCCCGAAGTACCAGGCGCTGAACGAGTTGACGCTGCGCTGCATCTGGCTGATGGGCGAGGCATGGGCTGATGACCCGGTGCCGCTGATCGTCTTCGAGAACGTCCCGCGCCTGGCCAGCCGCGGCCGACACCTGCTGGACCAGATCAACAGCCTGCTCGGCGGCTTCGGCTACGCCGTGGCGGAAACCACTCACGACTGCGGCGAACTCGGCGGCCTGGCGCAGTCCCGGAAGCGCTTCCTGCTTGTCGCCCGCCACTTAGAGAAAGTGCCGCCCTTCCTGTACGAACCAGAGAAGAAGTCGCTCCGCGCCGTCGGCGACATCCTCGGCCGCATGCCGCTTCCCGGCGACATCGAGGCCGCCGGCCCAATGCACCGCGTACCGTCCCTGCAGTGGAAGACCTGGGTGCGCCTCGCCCTGGTGCGCGCCGGCAGCGACTGGCGCAGCCTGAATGACCTGGCCGTCGAGGACGGCTACCTGCGCGATCTGATCATCGTGCCGGAGTACCACCGGGGCGTCCTGGGCGTGAATCACTGGGGCGATTCGTGTGGCGTTGTCGCCGGCGCGAGCCGCCCGATGAACGGGCGGTTCTCAGTCGCGGATCCTCGCGCGCCGGCAAACGCCCTGCAATACCAGCAGTACGGCGTGCGCCGCTGGACCGACACCTCGGGCGCCATCATCGGCGTCAAGTCGCCCGGCCAGGGCACGTACTCCGTCGCCGATCCCCGCGGCCAGAGTTTCGGCAAGTACCCGGTCACCGACTGGGGCGGTCCGTCCGGCACCGTGATCGCGGCCAGCACTACCGGCCAGGGCGCATTCGCCGTGGCCGACCCGCGCCCAGGCGGCGTCCGGCACAACAACGTGTTTCGCGTCGTCAGCATGGGGAGCCACGCCGGAACCGTCACCGGCGGGCACTCACCCAGCTCCGGCGGCCAGGCTGTTGCCGATCCCAGGTACCACAACTGGCACCCAGGGGCGAGCAGCCGCAAATTGCACGTCGGCGAGTGGGGAAGCGCTACCGGCACGGTCACCGGCTCCCAGCAGGTGGCCAGCGGCGCGCTGTCGATCGCTGATCCGCGCGTGCTCGATCGCACCAAGGGCGACGCCTACCTGACCGGCGGGCACTACGGTGTCGTAGGGTTCGACCAGTCCGCGGGCGCGGTATCGGCCAGTGCTCGGCACGACAATGGCAGGTGGAGCGTCGCCGACCCGCGCATGCCGGCGGCGAACGACCGGCTGACCTGCATCATCCAGTCGCTGGACGGCACCTGGCACCGGCCCTTCACCACCCTGGAGCTGGCCGCGCTGCAGAGCCTGGTGGACCCGGAAGAACAGTTGATCCTCGACGGCCTGAGCGACAGCGACTGGCGCGAGCGCATCGGCAACGCCGTACCGCCGGCCGCGGCCGAGGCCATCGCCGGCGTGATGGGTACAACGCTGCTGCTGGCCGAGGCCGGCGAAACCTTCATGCTCAGCAATACGCCGATCTGGGTGCGCCCGGTTGCGGTGGCGCTGAGCGTCGCGCAACAGGAGGTGAACCCGTGAACACCGAACAGTTCATTCGCAACGCGGCCGCGCGCGGGCTCTCCCGCCGCGCCACCATGCACGCGCTCGGCATGGGCCCCTGGAAGTTCCGGGAACTGCTGACCCTGATGCCGGAGATCACCTGGCCGGCACGCGGATGCTCAGCCGACCACCAGCGTGCGAACGAGCAGAAGCGCGGACGCTGCACGCCGGCGCAGGCCGCCGCGCTGGAGCGAGCACACGAACGCTGGAGCGAGAGCCGACGATTCACCGTCGACGGCGTGACCGGGACCATAGCCGAGCTGGTGGAGCTCTTCCAGAGCCCGGTCCACGCGACGACCGTCCGCCGCCGCGTCGCCGCCGGCATGAGCCTGCGCGACGCGCTCACCACCCCGCGCCAGCAGCCCAAGCCCGGGCGCCGGCATCCCTGGAACCGTTCGCAGAAGCAGGTGCAGCCATGACGAACCAGAACCACCCCGACGATCACCTTGCCATTGAAGCGCTCCACAGCCGCTATCTCGATGTCCTGACCGGACGCACCAGCGATCACCTCCTGATGTTCCAGGACGAGGCCTACGCGCTTGGCCGCGCCCGGGGGCGCCTGGACGTGTTCCGTTTCGACCTGCACCTAGAGCGCCAGCGCCGGTTCAGCGAACGCACGTTCGGGCCTGGGTCGCGCGCCGCCGGCGTCATCGACCACATCCGCAAGGAGCTGCGCGAGATCGAGGAAGCCCCTGGCGACCTGGCCGAGTGGATCGACGTTGTGATTCTCGCTCTGGACGGGGCTTGGCGCACCGGCGCCACGCCGGCGCAGATCATCGACGCCCTGGTCGCAAAGCAGACGAAGAACGAGGCGCGCACCTGGCCGGACTGGCGCACGGCGCAGGCCGACAAGGCGATCGAACACGTCCGAGCGGACGAGCCGGTCGACGACAACACCTACTTCGTCATGCGCAACGCCGGCGGCGCCGTGTTCGTGAAGCACGGCCCGTTCTTCGTGAGCCAGGGCGGCCTGACGGAGGACTGGGGGAAGAACTGGAAGCGCATCAGGGCCGGCAGCCTCAAGCATGCCCGCCAGGTCGGGGAGGAGTAGCTGCCGTGACCCAGCGCATCTACCTCGCCGGGCCTATGACTGGCCTGCCGGAACACAACTTCCCCGCCTTCCACGCTGAAGCCGCGCGCCTGCGAGGCCTCGGGTACCAGGTCGAGAACCCCGCCGAGCACGGCGAGATTCCGGGCTTCGAGTGGGCCGACTACCTGCGGCTCGACCTGCAGAAGCTGCTCACCTGCCAGGCAATCGCTCTGCTGCCCGGCTGGATGGACTCGAAGGGCGCCAGGCTGGAGTTCACCGTAGCCACCAATCTGGGAATGCGCGCTCTGCACGCGGAGCACATCACCGGTCCTGCGGAGGATGCGCGATGAGCGCCGAGTACCACATGCACCTGGCCCTCCTGGCTTCCCTGCTCGGCGGGTACCACTACCGATACGGCAGCGAGGTACAGCTTCACCAGGCTCTCTCCACAGTGCTGACCGACGCCGGCTTCGAGCATGAGCGCGAGGTGGCGCTCGACGCACGCAACCGCGCGGATTTCTGGCTGGAGGGGATCGTCATTGAGGTGAAGGTAGACGGCTCCCTCGCCGCCGCACTTCGGCAGTGCCAGCGCTACCTGGCCCTTCCGCAGGTCCACGCTGTGCTGCTCGCCAGCACTCAACGCTGGGCCGATACCGCCATGGCCAAACGGCCGGAGTTGGCGGGCAAGCCCTTCCACATTGTCAGGCTGAGAAGGCAAACGCTATGACATCAACCACCTACGGCCGGATGGTCTACAACGGCCGGTACTGGCGAATCACATGCGAACCGCAGGTGCGCGCCAGGTTGAAGCGGGTATTTCCGCGTGTGCCGCAGACTCCGGGTGAGCATATCGACCTGCTCGGCAGCCCCGAAAACAGCCGGGAACTGCTGTGGTTCCTACAGCGCTACCCAATGGAGATCGACACGGACGCACAGGAATCGCTCAAGCAGTTGGCGCAGCAGCACCATCAGATGGAGCAGAACCTGGCCGAACTGGTCGCTGGGCGGATGCCGCTGCCGGCATTCAAGCTGGCCAAGCCGCCGCGCGAATACCAGCGCTTCGCGGGCGCCCAGGTCACGATCCGCGGCGGCCTGCTGCTGGCGGACGACTTGGGCTTGGGCAAGACCATCACTGGGATATGCCCGATGGCGGAACCCGGCAACCTGCCGGCGGTCGTTGTCTACCCTGCCGCCCTCCCGAACCACTGGCCGGAAAAGCTCGCCGAGTTCGCTCCGAACCTGCGCGTGCATCACATCCGCAAGGGCCAACCCTACCCGCTGGTCCGCCAGCCACGCCAGCGCATCCCGGACCTCTGGGACACGCTGCCCGACGTGCTCCTTGTCAGCTATCACAAGCTCAGGGGCTGGGCCGATGTCCTGGGCGAGATCGTGCAGTACGTGGTCTTCGAGGAATGCCAGCAGCTCAGGAACCCAAGCAGCAATATCTACCAGGCCTGCGAGTACTTAGCCGGGCAGGCACGCCTGCGGATGGGCCTGACCGCGACGCCCATCTACAACTACGGCTCCGAGTTCTACCACGTCGTCAACCCACTGATCCCGGACTGCCTGGGCAGCTACGACGAGTTCCTGCGCGAGTGGTGCGTGGGCGGCAGCGTTGGCGAAAAACCACGCCTGAAGGACGCCGAGCAGTTCGGCGCCTACCTGCGTCGGGAGGGAATCATGCTCCGGCGCACCCGGGCCGAGGTCGGCCGAGAACTTCCGGCGCTCTCGAAGATCCCGCACGAGATCGAGTCGGACGGCGCAGCCCTGGAGCGGATCACCGGCGACGCGGTGGCACTGGCCAAGACCATCCTGGCTCACAACGAGGCCTACCGCGGCGAAAAGATGCGTGCGGCTGGTGAGTTCGACCAGTTGGTGCGCCAAGCCACTGGCGTCGCGAAGGCGCCATACGTCGCAGAGTTCGTCCGCCTGTTGCTGGAAAGCGGACAGCAGGTGCTCCTGTTCGGCTGGCACCGTGAGGTCTACAGCATCTGGCGGGAGAAGTTGGCCGACTACAACCCCGTCATGTACACCGGCACCGAGTCACCGAAGGAGAAACAGGCCGCGAAGGACGCATTTGTCGCCGGCGACAGCCGCCTGATGCTGATCAGCCTACGCGCCGGCGCAGGCATCGATGGCCTGCAGCACGCCTGCAGCACGGTGGTGTTCGGCGAACTCGATTGGTCGCCGGGCGTGCATGAGCAATGCATCGGCCGGATACACCGCGACGGCCAGCGCGAGCCTGTGCAAGCGTTCTTCCTGATCTCCAACGAGGGCAGCGACCCGATCGTCTCCGACGTTCTGGGGGTCAAGCTCGAGCAGATCGAGGGCGTGCGCAACCCAGGCGAGCACCTGGTAGAACGCCGCGACCTTGGCGAGAACCAACTGCGCCAACTCGCCCAGCGCTTCCTCGCCGATCACGGCGTCAAGGTTCCGCGCACCAGCCATCCAACCCCGATTCACCAGCGGCAGCCGTTCGAACTCACCTGAGCACCGCAATGAACCGCCCCACCATATGCCGCACCACCGGCCAACGGATAGGCCTGTGCAAATGCTTCCGCTGCCGGCCGCCGGCGCCGGAGCAACCGGAGACACCGCAATGTCCTCTACCCAACACCAACTGATCGAGCAGTGCGCCATCCGCCTGCGCGGCATCGTCGAAGCCCTGGACAACATCCACGACAACACCCCGCACCGCTGGTCGACGGACCTCGACGACGTTCACTCCTCAGCCGAGAGCCTGCTGGCCCTGATCAAGGACCAGGCGCCGGCTCGATCGGAAGCCAGCTTCGAAGAGTGGCTGGCCAACGAACTCGAGGGCGAGGACGGCCAGCCTGTTCCGGCTGCGGTCTGCGACATTGCCCTCGCCCGCCGAGCATTCAACCATTGGCCCAAGCTGGAACAGCCAGCCAAGGTCGGTGGCGTCCGCTTCAGCGCTGGCGTGTCGTCTCGGCTGGTAGTCGAAGCCGCCCAGCGGCTGTACGAGTTCGAGTCCACTCCGGAGAAAGAGGCGGAGCGCATCGAGCGGCTCCAGGCGTTTCGCGAGCAACTCGACCCACTCAACCTCGCCCCGCATGCGGAAGCGTTCAACGAAGCGCCTGCCGATGCGCTCAGACCTGAGCAGGCAGAGGCGGAGCGGTCGGAGGTCGTGGCGCGCGTCGATGGTACGGATGAGGACTGGTTCATCCAACCAGAGGACGAAACCGAGCTGCACAACGAAGGTCTGCTGTTCGCCGGATGCGAGCTTGGCCGCATGATTGATTTCGACCGCATCGTCGGGGCGTTGCGGGCTGAGAATGCGAAGCTGATTGAAGCGCTCGACGAATGCGATGGAGACCGCTGGAGGCTGCGATCCGAGCGCGACGCCGTCCTGGCCAGGGTCGCGGAGCTGGAAACAGCTCTGGAACCGTTCGCAGCGGTTGCCGACGCCTACGACGATTCCGAGGATGACGATCACGAGCCGTACACCGACATGGGGTGCGACGACCGCTTGCGCTTGACGCTTGGCCAGCATCGGGCTGGTCGAATAGCGCTGGAGGGGCGCACGCCGCAAGCCCAGGCTCAGCACAGCGTGCCGGACCACGCCGAACTTCTTCAAGCGCTGGAGCGCACTCATGCTGGCCACATGGTTGGCCATGATCAGTCCGACCAGCCGAAAGGTGGCTACAGCGACGGTTATGTGAATGGCTTCGGCGAATGCATCAAGGTCGCGCGCAAAGTGCTCGCCGCCGCGCCCTCGCACAGCACCCCGGTTCCGCAAGCGTGGATAGACGTGCTGGCCGAGCGCCGCCGGCAGGTCGAGGCCGAGGGCTGGACACCGGAGCACGACGACGAGCACAGCCACGGCCAGATGGCCCGCGCCGCCGCCTGCTACGCCCTGGCCGGCTCCAGCGCTCCGAATGATGGAACCGCAGCCCTGTTGGTGTCGCTGGCATGGCCGTGGGACCAGCAGTGGTGGAAGCCGACCAGCGCGCGCCGCGATCTGGTAAAGGCCTGCGCCCTGGCGCTGGCCGAGATCGAGCGTCTCGACCGGGCAGCGGCGAATCAGGGAGGGCCGCGCGATGCGTAGAGCACTGACCGCCCTCGGCATCATCGCCGCCCTCGGCCTGGCCATGGTAGGGCTGGTAGAGATATTCCCGATCGTTCGCACGCTGGCGGCCTGGCAGGCGGGGTGCTTCGGATGAGGCAGAAACCAGGCATCGCACTTCCCCGCTGGCTCCTTCGCACAACCACGATGCAGATGCACAGCGTCGACGTGGTACTGGTCATGGCCCTGGTGCTCCAGCACCACGGTACGGCCGACGCTGTTCGCCGCGCCGCCGGTCAGCTTCGCGACAGAGTATGTGCCGAGCACCGGCCCAAGATGACCGCGCTCATGCGCATGCAAGACGACGTGGCGGCGCTGCAGGTGGCGCTCAACATCGTCCAGCGCGCCACCGACGCCCTGGGCATCATGGCGGGAAAGCCGTTTCCGGCCAGACCTTCGCCCAGCGAAAGCCCACCGGATCAGGGGCACATGCCCGCCAAGGCTGGTCCCGTCACCGGTGAGCCGGTGCATCCTACCTGAAATCATCCATGCCCGCGGCCCAACGGAAAGGGTCGCTATTTCATGAGGGAACAACAATGTCCCTTTCCGAGTTTCTATCCCCTGACGAACTCACTGAATTAGTTGGAAAAAAGATCGTGAGCAAACAGATCGAGTGGCTCGAAAATCACCATTGGAACTATGAAACCAACGCAGCGGGCCGTCCCATAGTCGGGCGGGTGTATGCGCGGTTGCGTCTGGCAGGCGTTCATCCCACAAGAACCACAGTTTCCGACCCCGCCTGGTCGCTCGACCTGTCGAACGTGTCCTGATATGCGGCCGAAGTCTACGAACCGAGACATGCCGCCCCGCATGTTGAAGCGTGTCCGAAAATTGAAATCGGGGAAAGTCTGGATCGGCTACTACTACAACGGCCGAGACGAGGAGGGAAATCGAAAGGAGATTCCGCTGGGTAGCGACCTGAACGAGGCGCGCGCCGAATGGGCTCGCCTCGAGCGGACGACAACGCCGAAGATTGTGCGCTACATGAAAGAACTGTTCGATCGCTACGGGCGCGAGGTCGTCCCGACGAAGGCGCCGCGTACCCAATCGGACAATCAAGCCGAACTGAGGCAACTACGGAAAGCCTTTGATAGCGCGCCGATCACGGCAATTACTCCTCAGGTGGTCGCCCAGTACCGCGATGCCAGGACGGCGAAAACTCGTGGAAACCGGGAGATAGCACTACTCTCGCATGTCTTCACGCTCGCGAGGGAGTGGGGCTACATCGATGGCGAAAACCCCTGCGCCCGGGTGCGACGGAACAAGGAGAAGGCCAGGGACTACTATGCCTCCGACGATGTCTGGGAAGCGGTCTACGCTCATGCCTGCCAGGAGCTTCGAGACGCGATGGATCTAGCCTATCTCACCGGCCAGCGACCTGCGGACACGCTGAAAGTCTCAACAGGCGATCTGGCAGGCGAGTTCCTGCTGGTTGCCCAGGGCAAGACAGGAAAGAAGCTCAGGATTCGCTTGCTCGATGGCGAACAGCCAACAGGGCTGGGCGTGTTCATCGACGGCCTGTTCGAGCGCCGGAAACTGGCCGGCATTACCAGTTCGCGCCTCATCACGAACCCATCAGGCCTCCGCATGAGCTACGCCATGATGCGAAATCGCTGGGACGAGGCACGAGCAGAAGCCGCCGCCCAAGCAGTGGCCGCCCGAGACGAGCCGCTTGCTGAACGAATCAAGCAGTTCCGCTTCAGCGATATTCGCCCCAAGGCAGCCAGCGAAATCGAGAACCTGGCCGACGCAAGCAAGCTGCTTGGCCACACAAAGGAACAGATCACGAAGAACGTTTACCGACGCGTCGGCGAGGTGGTAAGCCCGACGAAGTGAGGAGGAGTTGCGGAAATGATCGGAGAATTGCGGAAATGATCCGCTTTCCTGGGCAAGAAAAAAGCCCCGTAACTCGTTGAGTTACGGGGCTTTCCTGTTGGAGGCTGAGGTCGGAATCGAACCGGCGTTCACGGATTTGCAATCCGGTGCATAACCACTCTGCTACTCAGCCTTTGAGCGAAGCGACATGCGTTTGGCATATCGCTGAAATTTCTTTCCTGACGCGATTTTGAACTTATAACCCTTTGATTTCAAAAGATTTTTAGCTCACCCATCGCTGGAATGGACGCAATTATGGACGGATTCGCCGAGCTTGGCAAGCGCTCTACGAAAAAAACTTTGCAGATCAGGCTATTGCGTAGCACAAGCCGGGAGAAACGGGCCCAGACGTCCGCGAAATGGGCCCGCAGCGACCGGCAACCGAGGAGCGCGCCAGGATCCGACGCGCCCTGCCCCGGCGATCAGTTCGCCTCGGGGCTCGCTTCGGTTGCGGGCGCTTCAGGCGTCGGCGCCTCCGTGGCGGCCGGCGCTTCGCCACCCGCCTGTGCACGCTTGGCGCGCTTCTCGCGCATCTGCTCGCGCTGCCGGCGAGACGCCTGCCGCCGCGCATACACCGCCTGCTCGGCGGTTACCTTGCCGGCAACCTGGCCTTGCAGATCCAGTCGCGGCGCATCTTCCACCATACAACTCCAGTAGCGGCTGCCCTGGCACCAGGTGGCGATGGCCTGTTTCAGTTGTTCGGCGGTGATTCCCAGTAGTTCGAGGTGCTGCTGCGCATCCTGGAGAATACCCTGCTTGAGCGGAACCTTGGCCGCGGGACTTTTCGGAAACGCCAGCGGAAAATGCCGTTGCAGCCTCCAGATAGCCTCGACTCCCGGCTCGACGGCTTCACGTTTCTTCGCGCGTCCCGCGGAGCTTTTGGTTTGAGCCGGTTTCGCCTGCGCCGCCTGTGCGCGCAGACGGTCTCTCAGCTCGGCAAGTTGTTCAAAACCCAT